GCAATTTGTATGAAAACCATCATTAAAATTGCTATCGGAGTTGCCGCAGGCCTGACAATATTTGCGATTGCTACTTTCATGGTTTTGTTTGGTGGGTTGCTCGCCATGAAGAACGGACTTAGCAATAAGCAGCCAGCATCGAGCACGACTACGGAAAGTCATTATGTGATGGAGCCTGGGTCTGCCCACGACGCTGCCGAGGCAAGGACGGTATCTGCTCCTAGCAACACACGAATGGGTGCTCCCATCACTCCGCCAACCGATAGCCAGCCGAACAAGTAAAGAGACACAGTCATGAACCCGCAGGACCAATCACAACTAACGGCGGGTCTTGGATGGATCATTCTATGTGTGTTTATTTACTTTTTGCCTGCCTTCGTAGGTGCCATCCGTGGTAAAAGAAATGCCATCGCCATATTGATGCTGACCGTGTTCCTCGGCTGGACCTTCGTGGGATGGGTTATTGCACTAGTGTGGTCATGTATGGCAGAGCCAGACCATCGACACTAGTGCCACACGATGAAGACCTTCCGCTACTTCAGCCCTGACCGCTCATTGAACTCCTGTATGCGGCCCCACTCCATATCGACCATGCGATTATGCTGGCTGCGGTCTGGAGTTAGTTTCAAGTATCCGTACTTGCCCATCAGGTACAGATAGACTTCCGCGACTGCTAGAGGCATATTGCCAGGAGAGCCATGAACCAGCGGCTCTCCACGACGTGCTCTAAGCCACTCCAACATCCCAGGATGCTTCGGAGCCTGAACCTTCGACCCTGACACAATTTGCATTACGGCAGCGTCAAGGTCTTCAGGGCCAAAGGGTTTAGGCTGTCCTTCCATTCGATCAGGCGGTTCTCCAGAATGTAGACCGCTTCGTCGGGCAGCTTCGATAGACCACGTGCATCCAAAGAGTAGTCATCCTTATCGTAGGTCCAATCTTCTAAAAGCGTAAGTACCCATGACTTCGGATACATCGAGGGATGCTCAACCATGTTGCCGGTTCCATCGTTCTTCCATTGCAGGGATCGGGCCTTGTCGATGTCAGCGCCCGTAACATTCTCGCGGAACTTGACTTTGATCCACTCGCCGCCAGGCATCGCCTGCTCGATCTTATCGTCCGTATCTAGCGTGGTCTGCACCAGTTCTTCGCGCTCTGATCCGTCTTCTTCCCTAATGATCTTCCGCGCGTTCACGCGAAACGATGCGAGAGTGTCACGATGAAAAGCCCGCCGCCTGCCTTCAACCTTGACCTGATAGTATTCGATGTCCACGTTCTCTCCTTATAAAGAAGCCGATGGGATGTGGGTTCCCATCGGCAAAAGCCTGTTCCTATTATGACACTGTTATACCAAAGTGTCCACATGTGTATCCTAATAGGCAACCACGACTGCCGGGTTCCCGCCAGCGGAAGTATCGATAATCGAAAACGTCGTGCTTACATTGCCAAGGGCGGTCGTGATTGGCTTGAAGCGGTTATCACGCTTTAGCGCCAGCGTGAACTTGAAGCGGCCCGTGCCGATAGCCATGTCGGTGCTGATCTTGACGATGACCGATCCGGTATCCGCGATCTGCGTGGGCGCTCCAGGCTCCTGATCGAAGGTAGCCACGCCGGAGAACATCGTGCTTGCGATGTCGGCGGGATGGTTATCTCCATTGTAGTAGTAACGAGCGCCCTGGCCGCGCAGGAAGGTAAGCTGGAAGCCCTTGACGCCATCCAGCCCTGTCACTTCGATTGCGGCTGCTGGCGTAAGCTGGCCCGCATCGGGAACCTGCGCCGTATAGGTGAAGGCAGGCGCGGCTTCGATGACTTCCCCGGAGAGAAGCGTAGTGCCATATCCCGCGAAGTCTTCCGCCCAACGGCTCTTAAAGCCCATCATGACGGCGCACGGACCACCCTCGGCATGGGATGCCAGATCGATACGCTCGCACCGGCACCAGTCGTATACCCGCGTCTCGAAGTCATCGAGAAAGGCGAACGCGAAGCGGTCCGTGTTATTGGTCGTATCGACGCCCAGGAGCGAATTGAACAGGTCGGCGTTACTCCATCCCGCCGCGCCGTTGCGAGGCTTGATACAGGTATGCAGGGAGAAGCGGGGCGCTTTCTTGCCCGCGACCACGATGGACGGGTACGTACTGGAGTTGATTGTCGGTAAGTACTGGTTATTGTCCGGGTTCTCAGGCGCTCCATCGGTAAGGAGCAGGTTCCTTTGAACCGACACCGTGTACGGTCCCGCGCCGCCGCGCTTCATGAACGGCACGGGATACGCATAAGGATGGCTGACTAGGGAAGTCATCGGTTGGTTATCCTTCCAAAAAGAAAAGCGGTTTCGCTAAAATGCGACCCGTGGGTCACACTCTGCGAAACCGCTTCACGATTTAGCATCATCCAGCAGGATTGGAGTACCAACCGATGCCGGGAGTATTCGATTATCTAGCTCAGGCTGTTGCGGGCATCCCTGGCTTCCGAGAGCCACACGCTAAAGTGATTTCGTACCTGGGAAGCGGGAACCGTTCTGCTGTCCCTGCCTACGGTCGCAAGCCCTTCCTCCAGCTTCGCGATGATCCCGTCCCATAGGGTAGCCGCTAGTTTGGCGTCGGTGTTGCTGTCCACAATGGCGCGGACCGGGGGAACTACCGGATGGATGGGCTGCCCGCCTAGCGGTACATTCTGAGCCGACTGCTCGACTTTTGGGGCCTGCGCCGCCGATGACTGATCCTTAACTTCTTCTGCCACGATGCTTCTCCTTATTTTCAAGTTAGCCTTGAAGCAGGCCGCTATGCACGAACATGATGCCGTAGGCTACTTCGTCTCCGAAGTCCTTGGTGAAGTAGCCCTTATTGCCGAAGATGGCCTTGCAGTCGGAGAGTTGATCCCACTGCGGATTTCCATTGCCATCCAGGTCTGCCACGCGCTCCCTGGATGGCAATGTCAGGGTTCGATAATCCACGAAGCCGCTGTTATCGGGCAGGACGCCGACGAAGTTCAGCACCCTGGCCCTGAGCCAATCGCTGATGATTTCCTGCGCGATCAGGCGCGTCGTCTGCTGGTAGTCTTCCGCATCGGACAGGAACGCATCGGGATGCAGGTACGCATAGACGGCTGTGAAGAACTCATCCCGAGTGTTTCCCTGGATATAGACGCGGCTGCTCTGTACGTCCATGCCTTCGCGCTGCGCCATGCCGGTAACGATCCTAATATGCAGCCATCCATACTTACCCATATCGGGAAGTTTCTCCAGATCGCCTTTCTTCACGCAGGTATCGGGAACGATGGCTCCGTACTCCTGGCTCAGATAGAATACTTCGGGAGCATAGAGCGGCGCGTTCTGAAAGGCAAGGTTCAGATCAGGTATCGCCTGCTTTATAATGCTCTCCAGGGCGTATATCCTGCCAAGGCCGGCGTTAGGTTTATCAGGCCGCCACATTCGCTTCTCCCGATCCCTGCAAGATGGCCGCGATGACCTGCCTCGCAAACGCCTTCCCGATGATGGACGCGAAGCGGCTGTCGCTGGCGATGGTTCCCGACCCAAATACCTTCGGTCCTATCGGCTGAGACGCGTTAATGTGATGCGTGCTTACCCACTTGCCGTTGACCTTAAAGCGCATGGCCCGTTCGCTCACGACCGATGCCCTGCCGCCGAATACCAAGGGACCGTATCGGGCTGGCGTTGTGGTACGGGTGTAGGTCGTCTCGCCTTTGCCCTGCAAGATACCAGCTTCGCCGCCAGCTTCCCAATCGGGTGCGAACCGTAGAGTTACATCGCTCCTGTTACCCTGCGATGCACCGTATTGGGCTTTCATCGTGCCGTGCTCTAAGCACATGCGTAGCCTTCTTGTGGGCTGGCTATGGACCGCATTGTCGTAAGCCGTGAGAATATCTTCCCGCATCGCATCCGATAGCTGTTTCAGGTTTTCATCGGACAGCACCATACCGAACCGCTGCTCGATACCCTTGCCGCTAATGAAAAGCTGATGCTGCCCATCGCTTCTCTGAAAGGCCGTAAGACCTGACCACTCGAATTGCTCTGGAGACTGATACTCGTTCTGCGGCCCATACTGGCTTCTACGATTAAACTGTTCGGTAAGCCACGCAATGCGCTTGCCTTCATCGATGGTATAGAAGCTATCCTTCGTGGCCTGATACACGGCATCGATGGCGACTTCCCGATTGAATTCAGCGGTATCGCCAGGGAACCGTTTGTAGTAGGCGTCTTCGCCCGTGTCTTCATCGACATCATCGGGATGCAGGGCAAGACCTTCGAGCCTGGAGCCTTTTGTGTACACGTCATCGATATTGCCGTCGCCACCGATGCCCACGGTATTGAAGAGGCGTTCCTGGTTCATGGCGATCAGGTAGCCTTCGAGCGTGCTCCTTCCGCCAGCAGCTTCGATGCGCTTTTCCCGCTCCTTGCGGCTCTCCCGATCTTCGCTGTTGCGCTGGTCTATCCCGTATCCGCTTTCCGCATCGAGCACCTGACCGACTTCTTCGTCCGATAGCTTCCTAGCGAAGTTGGAAGTCAGCTTGTCAGGCAGGATCGCCTTGATGTCCCTGGCTTCCTTGATCGCTTCCGCCGCCTTCGTCATGGAAATCGTAATCAGCTTCTTCGCATCTTCCATGTGCCTCTCAGGGAGTTTTCCCTGCTGCATCATGATAAGAAGCTGCTTGCTGTCTTTGTCGAGCATCAGGCGCGGATCGATGTCGCTTAGGCTGACGCCGTTGATGGAAATGCCTGATTTCGGCCTTGCGCTTTTCTCGACTACACTGGATACAGAATGATTATCCCGCGCTTCTTCATCGCCATATTTGACCGGATTTGACTTGGCCCACTGTACCGCGAACGGCTCTATCGCGGCCCTGGTCTTGGCGGTAGGCCACTTCTGCATCTTATGCAGTTCCAGACCTTGCGCCGCCAGCGACTTATGAAATTCATCGCGCTGCATCGTATGGAGGAAGAAGTCCTGGTAGCGGTCCTGGTAGTCTTCCGCCGTCAGCTTCCCGCGTGGATCGAGCGTTTGCCGTATGATGTCTTCGATGTCCATTTACGTATCGGCCTCGATGTCTTCGGTGCGAACCATCGTTGCAAACCAATACACCACGATGTCATTCACCGGCAGGAAGTCGAGATCGGAGAGGCCGTACCGAAACAGTCCGCGCTCGATAACGTCCTGCTCCGATGGCTCTCCATCATCGGGAGACATATAGATGATGTTCATCCCGCTGTTGGCGGCGTTGCTTGCTCCCTGGTCCGATATGGTCGTGGCGGATTGCAGCCTGACCGTATCTATCAAGACCCGCTGCGGGATGCGCTCTTCTGGATGACGGTTGCCCTTACTATCGGTTCGGCCACGGCGCACGCGCACGATAGTCTGACCATCTTCGGCCAGGGCCGCATTAAAGTCTTTCCTGGCCTCCGCGCCATCGTTGCTCTTCGCCATCAGAAGATTTCTTCCAGAAGGTCACGATGTCGAATAAACGGGTTGCAGTCGGTATCGAGCCTTGGCGTATGCGTATCGAGCGTGGGTACGGCCACGCCGATACCGCCATCCAGACTGCTTGCGGATGCTCTCTTGGACAGCATCAAGTATTGGTGCGCCTGGGCCACGGCATCGAGATAGGTGACGTGCGTGTCCTTCATCAGAACGACGATCTTCTGCTTCTTGCTTTCATCGGCACGAAGTCCCGCCTTGATAAGCCATCCGATGTGCGCCGCGTAGTAAAGCGCGGCGGCTGGAAGATCGGTAAGTGGAACTACAAAAGAGTTCGCTTCAAAGCGAAGCCCTTCCAGATCGGGATCGGAGAAGAAAGGAGCTTCGCTATCCCGGTCGTTTAAGAACCAGCGGAGTTTTCCACCGTCCGTCGAGAGATCATCGAACGTGCTCATTGCTTCTCCGATAAAAAGTGTGACCCTTGGGTCGCATTCCGCCGATTAGTTGTGGATCACGACAGTCAGGCTGTTCGTGTTCGGATAGGTCACGATATTTCCTGACCCATCGGTTACTTTCCACCGGCGATAGTAGGTTCCCACTGTCGCCAAATCCGTACCTGTCAGTGTATAGTATGCCACGCCGCCCGTCGCAAATGCAATGGTGGCTGCGGAGTTCACTACCGGAGAGCCGCCTGTTATCGGCACAAGCTGGAAGTTTACGGTCTTGCCTGTCAGGTCGATGGGAGTGCCATTCGGATAGCGAAGCGTCTCCTGAACTACCACGCCCACATCGTTTGCCTGGAACGTCAGGCTGGCCTTGACCGCAGGCTGGTTATCGATGTAGACCATGTAAGGCCGGATGCCGGTAATGCCCGATGCCGTTACCGCGCCACCACTGGTGATCGCCAGGGCAGAGAAGTTGGTGGGAAGAGTAAATGTCGCCATGCGGCTGCTGATGGTCGCGTTCAGATTATCGTTAAGCAGCTTGCCGAAGGTTCCCGCCGTGGTGTAGCTGGATGTCAGGCTGGACCACGGCGCTGCAACGCCGGAAAGCAGGGTGAAGATGCTGCCTATCGAGGGAGAGAGGGTGTTCGTGGCATTCAGCGCATCCATCACATCGGCGGCGTTCTCGGTATGCTCTTGCACCAGGAAGGCCATCTGCGGCCTGATCTGATAGACCGTTGTGCTGTCGGGCGTGCCATTGGGCCACGCGGCTACGGTAGCGGTCTTCGTGGTGGTATTGTAGGCCGTTATCAGAGTGGCGACGCTGGCCTTGGCTCCCGTTCCCGATTGCAGGAAGATGTACTGGCCTGAGAGGTCGTAGGAAGGAGCGCCCGCGCGAAGCTGGAGGGTCGTGGATGTCCCTGCCTGGGCCGTGCCGTACTCGACGGCCAGGGACGCAAGCAGCGCGTCTCCATTGCCGTTGAGAAGCACCGTCGCGCTATCGGGATCGGGCGCGACGACGTTGTATTCGTGGTCGGAGACATCGGCTCCCGTCGCGGTGGCATGGAGCACCAGGCTTCCAAGCGTCCCGGTATCCGCCGAGGTAGCGGTCAGGGCGTACCAGCCGCTCCCGATTTCAGATACGGTTCCCGCCGGGGAGGCAAAGGCCGCGCCATTCTTGGAAAGCGTTACCGTGACGGTAAGTCCGGTCTTCCCACTGATGTGATCGGCGCTGTCGATCATCAGGAAGACCAGCTTTCGAGCGGTTGCGCTCTGCTTTAGAGTAACCTGCGCCTGGGATGTGACCGCCATCGCCAGAAGCGCGAAAAATATCAAAAGTCTTTTCATCGTGGGGGTGTGCTCCTAGTTAGACGTGCGCGTTCCGGTGCGGGGGCTTCTCGTATGCCTGCGCTGCACGGTGGTGATATAAAGGCTTACTGCCGCCTGTAGCTGCTGCGCCATCACGAACCGCGCCCAGTCATCCGCGCCCGTGGAAATGGAGGGATGCAGGAACAGGTCGGAGAGTTCCGCGTGCGCCATGAAGAACAGGCGCGTGAGCCTGCTGCCAGGGATCAGTTTATCGCTGGAGGAGGCATCCACGATGCCATGGTAGTGCGTCTCATGCTGGAACTGGTTTAGCTGATTGCTGTTTACCGTCTGCCAGCGATATATCTGATCGTGGATGACTATCGGCGGCGAGCCTGTGCCCACTCCGTTGTAGTCGGCGTAATCGCTTTGCAGCGCGGCGATGAGTGTGTCGAAGTCCGCCATTTCCGCCGTGCTGTTGCCGCCATTGTTGGTGCCAAGCATGATCGAGATCACGATCTTATCGCCCGTGGATTTATTTGCATCGATGTAGTGCTTCAGGCCGTTATAGTTGTTGCGAGTGCTCTCTCCCGAAAGGATGCTCTGCCCTGTCCCTGTCGCTGCCGCAGTCGGGAGCCAGTCGGCGATAAAGCTGCTGCTATGGCCCGCATCGATTGCCAGATGCTTGCTAGCGCCATCGAGCGCGGCAAAGTCGGAAGTGAAGGCCGATGCCGAATTAAAGGTGATACTGTCGCCAATCTGCGCGAAGATCACCTTCTTGCCTGATGGCACCTTGCTCCAGTCGAAGAGCGCCCCCAGGGCGGTATTGTCAGGCACGGCAGGCACGGGCGCGGCGGCGGGAATGTAGCTTCCGGTATCGCCGATTGCAAAGTGCGTGGTATCCCACGGGCCTATCGCATCGTAGGTGGTCGTTCCATCGGAGAGCGTGCAGTAGAGCCAGAGCGGGATGTTCTGCTGCCCACTGGGGACATCCCAGGCCAGGTCTGGAACCGCCGTCGCCGCGTTGGTGATCGTCCCGCTCTGGCCGCTGATCGCCGTTCCAGTGCCGTTGTAGGTGGTCGTATAGTACCAGGCATAGGATACGCTCGCGCCCACGCCTCCGGTCTTCGTGGGTCCAGCCACGGCGATATGCGTGCCGGTCACGGTGGGGTAGCCCGCAGCCGCCGTTAATCGAAGCGTCGTGTCTATGTAGTCATCATAGGATATTTTCAGCCGGGTTATCACCAGATGGCTAAGCGACGCCCCCGATGATCCCGTAATCAAGATAGCGCCATGGCCCGTAGTCGGCACCAGGCCATCCGAGATGGTATCGGCGTGGGGATTGCCATTGAAGGTGGTGGTCATCCCAAACGCGCCGCTGTTATTGATCTGGAAATCAGTCTGCGCGGAGGCGTTTAAGGTATAGCTTTCGGCTCCGCTGCCCGTGGTCCCGGCAGCCGTATCGGCAAAAGCGCCCCACTCCGCCTGCGATAGAGGGCCTGTGGACGATGCGACATAGCCGCCCTGATACATATGACCGGAGCCAAAAGCGCCGCTATTGGATATGCCCCAAACCGCCGTCCAGTTGGGAAGAGTGGCCGTGGATGAGAGCGCGGATGCCTTCCAGGTAATTTCGATCTTGGCCTGCCGGTGCGCCGTTCCGCCCACATCGAGCACCAGGCGGTTCGCCTCCATCTGCCCGCCATCGGCAGTGCGCCGCAAGCCCACGCCAAGACCGTCCCCCGCATCGTTGATGACGTACTGTTTGGTAGGAGCCAGTGTATTGAGCGTTTCGGTGAGAGAAAGTCCGCCATAGGTAGGAAGCGGATCGCCGCTGGTTAGCAGCGACATATCGCCGCTATCGTAAGCGAGCACCCATCCTGTAGTGGCGGCCTTAAACACCGCCACGTTCGCGGCCAAGTTCCCGCCCGTGGTAAGGGACCATTGCAGATTAACCGCGGAGGCAGTCGTCTGGATCAGGTAGGCCATCGATGCGCCCATGCTTACACCGCTGACGCCATCGCTCTGATCGGAGATAGACCAACCCAGGCTATTAGCCGCTGTCTGGCCCGATGTATCCCAACATAAACCGGAGACAATTAAGGAGCCATTGGCTGCGGGAGTGACGCTGCCAGTATTGAGAGTTGCGCCTGATGCCGATGTACCCGCGCCATTCTGAGTATCGAGCGGGGAACTGGCTGCGCCGCTATAGCAGGTCATGCAGAGAGCGGGCGCGCTCCCGGTTCCCGTTGCGGTAAAGGTGTGCCCAGTCCCTACCGTGCCTCCGACGCAGTAGTACATGCGGACCGACGATATAATGTTGGCATCGTGCTCAGTAAGGGCCGTCCAGGTGTTCGATTTATTATCGGTAAGAACAGGGGCCGTGCCGCCGATATACCAGGAAATGCTTATTACAATCAGGTTAGCGCCCGTGGTATTGGCCGATGCGCTGGTGACTGTATTTATATTTCCGGTAGCATTGGCGTGCGTTACGAGCGTAATGGCGGCAAGGCCGGGGGCGCTGCCCAGGCTCATCACGATGGAAGCTACAACCAGCAGCCACAATCTTAAAAATCGCTTCATCGATGGTTCCTCAGTACGGGCTTCCGTTGCCAAGATAATTCCAGATGTAGTAGGTCAGAGGGTTCGATGCATGGGCCGCGATACTTGCGGAAGAGGCAAAGCCTCGATTGCCAGTAATCGTTCCCTCCGTACCCGTGTAGCTGTAGGTGTTCATCCAATAGGCGGCTTTAGCCTCGGATGGCAGCGGCCAGAGCAGGGAGGCCGTCTGCGTGTTATATCCCGCATCGCCCCAAACCGTTCCGGAAGTACCGAACTGGTTGATAATATTCGCGCCGATGTCGCTGCCGCTGCTGCCAGCGGCGTGAAGCGTGGCATTGCCTGCCTCGATCCTGGCGATATAGGTGAGCGATGGATTTGTGGATATGGTGTGCGCTCCGGTCGGCGTGCCGGATCGGACTGTCGCGTTGTTAAATAGATCGTTGTAGTCTTCCGTCAGGAAGTTCGAAAGCGCGATACCTGGGCTTGGAATATCGCGCACGATGGAATTTGTAATCGTCGGCGGGATATTGTTCGTGCCGGTTTCATACTCCAGCCCTTCATCGACGGTTTGCAGCGCGGGGCCACGGAACGCCCCGAAGGTGCATTTATCGATGGAGCAGTTGGTCCTGATCCACATGCCTTCCAGGATGTCCCATCCTACGCAGTTCCGAATATTGATGTCTGGCGTGGGATTGCCTTGATCGTTGCCAAGGCTGCAAAACTGCATCGTGGAGTGCAGGGAAATACAGCTATCCATATAGAAGCTGCTGACCCATCCCGAGGGAGTGGGGGCATAAAATTCGCCGGAGTATTCATTCGCTCCATTGAAGAAAACGACCGGCGACATATCGACGCCAATGCAATTCTGAAACCAGACATGATCGCTGGAATAGCAGGTAAACGATGCAGTGGGATTGCCGCCCACGCCGATAAAAGCACGGTCGTGACGTACGATGCAGCGCCTTAGAATATCATGATCGGAATGATAGATCAGGAATTTGTAGCGATCCGCGCCCCAGGCATAGCAATCCTCAAAAAGACAGTAGGTGCATCCGGTGGATAGCGAGAAAGATGCCGTGTTTCCCGACCCATTACCTTCAATGCCGCACTTCAAGAACTTGATATGGTCGCAGGCATAGAGGCCCACGCCGCCTGTCTGGTGCAGAAAGACGATGCCGCGAAAAGTAATGTAGTTTAGAGCCGACGCGGGAGTGTTATCGACGGACAGGTCGGAAGTGGTGTTGTCTCCATCGAAGATGACGCTGCCATCGGTTTCCGCCTGCACGGTGGTATAGGCGACAGACGTTCCCGCTGGAGGCCGCTGCCCATCGAAGCGCGTACACAGGTTGGTCTGATGGTACGTTCCATTTTTGATAATCAGGGTATCGCCAGCAGCCATGGAGGCGTAAGCATGGTTAGGCGTGGCCCAGGGACTTACGGACGACCCGGTTCCCGTGCTGTCATTTCCCGTCGTGGCGATATAGTAAGTTGCGCCCGAGGGAATGGCGGCGGTCATGCTGCGGATATGCACGGAGCCATCCGGAAGGCCAGGGCGCAGGTGAGTAGCGCCCGCGATGCCGGTCCTGGCGTGCTGCGCCGTTCCTGACGAGCCAAGAAGCACGATGGCGGCTATAAGGCCAAACCATCGAAGCATCAGTCTGATCGCCCATAGGGGCTTATCCTGCTTCGGGAAGCCAAACTTGCTGCGATAGAACTGTGTGATATTCACGCTAAATCCTTATCACGCGCTCGGGCGGCGAGACGCCTGCCTTCATATATCGCTGAATGCACCATGCGGGCATGTGAATGGAATGGATGCCAAGAAGGCCGCGATGGTGCATTTCACAGAGAGCCAGAAGATTGCCCTCGCCTTCGATCCAGTCCTGAAATTCCTGATCGTCGTCGATGCCGAATTCAGGGAATAATTTCCTGAAGTGATCCACATCCACGATGTTAGCCAGGGAGAACTCCACCTTATCGTGATGGAGTTCGACATTGCCGCAGCAGTCGGCATTGCCTATCCAGCACTTCAGCAGGCCAGATTTCTCCATCCTGCGCCGCGTCTCGTTGAAAACATGGTAATGCGGGTCTTCTTCCCGTGGCTCATGCGCTGGGTAGCTGTATTGCAGCCGCAGGGTTTCAATTTGCGCGTGGGCGGGCGTTATCCGTGACATCGGGTACATCCTTGTCTGCTGCATCCACGATGGCGATTGCTGGCGCTACAGCAGCCTTCTCAGCATCTTTAGGCTTATCGATTGGCTGGAATGGGCTTGTGCTCAGGTAGGCGTGAATATCCTTCAGGGACGTAATCGCCGCCACCGTCAAGGCCGCGTGGATATTCGCGCCGCCATCCTGGGCTATGAAGCCCGCCAAGGCTCCCGCCACTATCGAGGATAGCAGCATGCGTATGGCGCGGCTGGCGAATATCTGAGCGATGGTGTTCTGGCTCATGCGACTACTGGCTTCCGTTTCAAGAGTTCGTTATGAACCGCCTGGATGAATGCTGTCTTGTCAACCTGGTGTCCTGGGCAGTCGTGGGTCGTCTTTGGGTCTTCGCGATGCAGCTTTAACGATGCGCTGTCAAGATGGAAGACTTCGCAGAGCGTGGCGACCGCGCTGATCGCATTCAGATGCACGATGCCGCCTTTGCCGTTCTGGAAGTCATCGGAGGCTTTAGGCAGGACGTAGTTGCCGACCATTTCCACGCCAAGATGCGTGTTATTAAACGATGGGCTGTGAACGCCGGGAGTGGCTATCGGAGTGAAGCAGCAGATGCCTTCCGGGGCCACGAACAGATGCGGTCCCGCGTGCCATTTCATCGTGTCGCGATAGTACTCCACCAGAATTTCCAGATTGTCCTGCCAGGAGTGCTTCGCCCAGGCCGCAAGATCGGGATCGGCGGTATTATGCAGCACGATGCCCTTTGGCTTCCAGGCGCTTTTCTCCACGCTCAGAGACTTCGCGTATGCCCTGAAGGCCAAAGGATCGAACTTCAGATTGACGATCTGTATCCAGCGTGCCATCAGGCTCTCCTAGACAGTCACGGCGGCGGTAGGATCATCGGTAAGCGATACGGATACGATCACGCCATGGTCGTTATAGCTATAAGCCATATGCGCGTTGGTAAGCGCGGACGCAACCTGGAATATGGCTGGAAGCGCAACGACTTTGTGATCGCTATAGCTTCCAAAGGTAAATCCAAAAGCGCGAAATTTAACAGCCCATGCAATAAGCACGAAGAGTGGCTTCATTTCAATTTCTCCACTGTGACCCATGGGTCACACGATCAGCCCGTTTTTGTCGATTCCATCGACCGACTGAAGGCGGCTCATGGCCGTTTTCATTTCCGTGTGCTCCGAAGAGAGCCGCCTATTCTCTTTCTTCAGGGCTTCGATTTCATCGGCCTGGATGCCATTCTGCAAGCGAAGCTGTGCGTTTTCGGCTTCCACGATGGTCAGCTTATTCTTTGTGTCGATAAGCTGTATCTGCGTCTCCACCAGCTTAACGTTAACCGCATTGAGTTCTGTCTGAAGCGTGTGCTGGACCGCTTCTATGCCGATGACCTTATCGCGAAGGTAGTGCGCGTCCGATGCCTGGGTATCCGCGAAGCCCTTCATGGTTTCCATCAGCTTCGAGAGCAGGGAGTACCGGGCGGTTATCCAGGCTCCCACCCCCGCGCCGATAGCCCCACAAACACACACAATAACGGCGACGATCTGGGCAGGAGCGAGATTGAACATAGGTATCGTCCTGTCTGAGCGACGAACAGCACATCCGGATGCAGTCATCGTTCATTGCCTTTCAGCGTTTAGGCGATTACCTTTTGGCCCATGTCTTTCTGCTGCTTCAGGTATGCCTTCAGATCGATGCGGGAGGGATGGCCTCCCTGGTTATAGCCCTTTTCCACGGCCAGCGATTTAAGAACCTGGTACTTCTTGGGATCGCCGTCTTCGTCCAGGTCGATGCTGCCATCGCCATCCGCGTCCGCCTGGCCTCCTTCGGTATCGGAGTTATCCTCGGCGCTTTCCTCTGCTTCCGCATCGCCGCTAATATCGGTGATCCGCTTTATAAGGGCATCGTGCTCCGCCAGCAGTTCCGCCTTTACCCGCGCGCGTTCCACTTTGCTATCCGTCATGCTCTCCGGCAGCGGAAGTTCGTGGTGATGGCGAAGGATATTGCCTTCGTGCATCACCACGCCACCGCCATCGATGACGGCCTTCATGCCTTCGCGCGTTAGTTTTCCGTTTTTGTACTGTCCCATTCCAAGTGCTCCTTATCTGGAGCTAAGGGTACATTTCCGTACCCTTAGCGATTTACCATACGGTCATCGAGGCGGCGCAGAGCAGATCGACCTTGCGGGGCAGGCTCTCCTCGACGGAGAACAGCACGGTGCCGACCGGATCGCCCGATAACGAGAGCGCGGAGGCATACTGGAACGGACCGCGCGAGCCGCCTGCCGTGGGCTGTCCGCCGATCATGCCGGGTACGCGGCCCGGATAGCTCTCCGCGACCGGGAGATTGGCGACATCCCATGCCATTGCGCTGCCGTCATCCTGGCTGTTCGTGAAGATGACTACATTGGCGGGCTGGTACCGGATGTACTGTCCAGCGGCGGGCGCATTCGGAGGCGCGTTCCACAGGCTCATATCGATCTGCTCCTGCTGAACCTGCCGGTCATCGATTTCGATGGACAGTCCCAGGATTTTCTCCAGGATGGGAACCATCGCGGAGAAGTTATTGAAAGGAAGTTGCGTGACCGTGGGAGCAAGTCCCGCCTGGCTCCAGAAGATCGGGGCCATGGCGCGGAACTGATCGGTGCCGATCATGTAGAGCGCGGTCTGCCGAGACATCGATGCGCGGTCATAGTCCTTGCCGTAAGTCACCGAAAGGTTGGTCAGGAACGTCTGGATGTCATCGATGACTTTCGCCCCGGTTGCCGCGTGCGACATTCCGATGGTTCCATCGCCCCAGGCCGTGCCTACCGTCAGCTTGCTGTCCGAGGGCGCTCCCCAGGTCATCGAGAACTGCATCCCGTGCTCATTGGCATAGGTATAGGTATCGAGCAGCATCCCGATGGTCATATGCTCGCGCCGAGCGGTACATCCCAGGGCCAGTTCCTTCAGCTTGCTGCTTTCGTAGTTCACGAAGTTCTGGACGAGTTCGTTGTCCATCGAGGGAACGCCGCCAAAAGCATCGGAGACGGCTTCCAGATCGCGAAGCGTCGTTTCATCGAGCAGCACGCCATGCTTGATCTTGGGGATCGTGCTCTGCTCCAGGCGCAGAACATCATTGGGCGTCTTGATCGGCGCGCTCTGGCCGCGACCGATGATAGGCGCTATCTGGATGCGGCTATTGCCACGGGCCTGAATTTCGCCCCAAGACGCCGGTACGGTCGGGATGCGACCGCCCTGCGGGTTCGACCATCGAAAATCCATCTTCTGAAGAAGTGGAAAATACAGGTCGGGCCAAATCCTTTTCAGGTGTACATTGCTGAGAAGCTGTAGCTGTCCCACGTTTCATTTTCTCCTAAACTGTCGCATAAGCGACAGATATGTCGCCTAGTCAGTCTCGAAGATGATCGACGGGAAAGCCGTCTTAAGCTGCGCCAGCGTCGGATTACCCGGCACGCCGCCCGCAATATCGGAGGCAATGCGCGGGGCATAGACACTGCAAACGCCGCCATCGAAGGCATTGGAAGCATAGTCGCTGCCCAGGTCTTGTCCCTTCACGATGGTATGGCTCACGATGATACAGCCGCCCGGAGAGAGCGTCTGTCTGCCATCGTTGGCCTTCGTAACCGCCGTGACATCGCCGTGCAGGAAAGCAAATGCGGTCCCTGCAAGCAGGGTGACGCGCTTAGTGCCGCTGTTGTAGCTGCCCACCACGATGTCTTCCGCCGTGCCGCCGCCCGCAGCGATGTGGAGCACGTCGCCTGGGTTGATGAAAAGCGATCCCGTGGTCAGTAGGAAGCTGACGGCACCAGCCGCGATAGCGCCGTTATTGGTATCGGCGGGCATGGCGTCGGTGAAGGGTCCGAACTTCTTGCTCGCCGTGATGCGGCAGAGCACCGTTCCGTACCGGATATATTTCTGTCCCGCGAGGATGGTGCGGCCTTCCTGCGCGATAGTCGTATCCGCAAGCTGCTGGCCCACCGTGGACCAATCGATTGTAACCGCGCCCATCTTATAGTGCGGCACGCCCGATGCGATGACGCCTACCGTACGGCCTAGATTGCCTGGAAATCCCAGGATCGGGCTGTTCTGCCCATATCCGCCCTGGCTCATTATTTCGTCTCCTGTAGGCCATAGGTGGCCTTGACGTGCGCGGCAGCGGCATCGAGGAACTTCTGCTCGGCGGTAGCATTTGCAGCGGCTGCCTTATCGCTGGCTTCTTCGCCGCTGATCTTATCGGTAGTAGGCGTGAGAACACTGGCGACCGCTCGGCTCATGGTCGCATCGTAGACTTCTGGAGACTTGGCGCGAAGAGCGCACTCCGCATCGACTTCGCCAGGCTTGACCTTGCCAGCAGTGACAAGCGCCATGACCGCGTTGCGGTTCTCCGTGGCGCGTGCAGACTGGAGGGCGGCATCGTGGGCAGCGACAGACGCCATCGCTTCGTCCCGCTCCTTCGTGATGCGCTGAAGGTTGGCTTCTAGCTGTGCTTTCTCAGGATCGCTGGTAACACTGGAGCCGCCTGATGGAGCGGTTCTGGTATCGGTTGCAGCCTGAGCGCCGCCGAGGAATCCCTTCATCGATGCCGACAATTCGTCCCAAATTTCATTTGGCTTTCGCATGGATGTTCCTTCCGGGTCTTGCCGTGCTTCAACCCGTATCTTGTTCTTCGATCCTGGGACATGGTTCTGAAGGGCGCACATGACGGCATCGTGTCCCGCGACGCCATCGAGAAGCCCTTCCGAAACTGCTTGTGCGCCAAGAAAGGAGCGGCCATCGCTGACTGCTGACACTTTCTCAGGCTTCATCCTACGGCCCGATGCCACGGCTGCGCGAAAAAGATCGGCAATCCCATCGATGCGCTTCTGGATTTCGGTGCGCTGTGCATCGGTGATTTTAGTACCGGCTATTCCTACGGCTTTGTGGTCGCCGCTGCGGAAGACTTCAACCTTGATCCCGATGCGCTTATACATTTCGCTGGTATCGGTCAGGTAGGTGTAGCATCCGATGTTTCCCGACTGGCTTTCGGGCCTGCCGTAGATGCCATCGGCCTGCGAGCATATCCAGTACGCGCCTGAGCAGCACATCCCGGATACGTAGGCCAGGACAGGCTTCTGACATCGAGCCACGGCTTCGGCGGCTGCGGGAGTTCCGAGCACTTCCCCGCCAGGGCAGTCACAGTCTATCAGGATGGCCTTGACCGATGGATCGCTGCTGGCTGCATCGATGGCTTCCGCGAAGGATGTGCTCGATGTGCCTCCCATGTAGCGCGTCCACCAGCCGCCGTCCTTGGTAAGCGGGCCTTTGAGAGCGATGGTCGCCACGCCAGCATCGACAGCGTAGTCAGGCTCTTTGTCGTCATCGAGCCAGGACGCCTGTATCGCCAGTATTTCCGTTGCGGAGAGCAGGGAGATACTAGCGGTTAGTATGTCGGTGCGCTGTTGATCGCAGGCCCATGCTCCCAGGAATGGGATCATCGATGGCTCCAGGTCAAAAGAAAAAGCCGGTTTCGCTAAAATGCGACCCACGGGTCACACTTTCAAACGAAACCGGCATGATGCTCGATTTGGCTTCTTAGTCGATGGATTTTCCGACAGACCAGCCGCGTATCCGCGACATATGGGAAAACCCATCGACAGCTATGAAATTATGATTTATCGCGGCGTCTGCCGGAAGAGAAACAGCAGACGCCGCGAAAGGGCTTGGAGGTAGTGCCGAATTCAGTATAATCGCATAATTATACGTTTGTCAACTATCGGGATGATTTTGATCGACTTGCGGCTACATCCGTGTACCGCTTCAGGCACGACTGATGCTCGATGGATGCGGTCTGGGCCTTGGCCTGAGCCACGATTTGGGCATGGTGGTATCGCTGTATGTCGGAAAGTAAGTTCTCGATACTGGAAAGCCTCTGCTCTAGAATATCTAATGCTTCATTGATCTGCGCGGCGCTTTTCATGTTGGCTTGGCTTTCATCCCAAGGTCATCTACTAACTCTAGTAGGAAGTTTTCGGCACACTTTCGACAGAGATCGAAGTGATTTACTGTACCATCGTTATTCACGCTTTCGCGGCGAATTGTAAAGTTATTTCCGTGTATTGTTATATTATGAATTGCTGGCATAGGTTGGGAGGATCGCTTATTGGAGCGCCTGTCGGGGGCAGCGCCGCCACATTTATCACAAGTTCTGCCCTCTCTATCCATGGTACCCCCGATGATATAAAAATGTAGAATGATTTCTACTAGTTTTTAGGCGTCGAGCATATCGGGGTCGGAAATGACCAGGATGCGATCATCCGGGTGTACGTCCGATAGCTTCATCGGGCGGGCCGCTGACGTGCCTGGGCGCTGCTTCGATGGACCCGTGCTGCCTGGATCGCTTTTGTCGATGGTAACGCGCTCGCGATCAGGCTCAATGGTCAGATCTCCTTCCACGTCCTTATCGTAGGCCGGGAAGCCTGGCAGTTCGCGCACGAAGGGAGCCTTCGCGCCCACCGCGCCCATATCGACAAACTTCTTAACGGCGTCTCCGATCAGGTTGATCTCCTGCCAGTTCCAGACGCCAAGGGATAGGCGCGGGATGACGGCATCGTACTTGTCGCCATAGTTGAAGTTCAGGAAGCGCCTGAATATCTGCTGCTCCCACTGGAACTCGATGTCGCGGCGCACGTAGGCCAGGAAGAACTCCTGGGTGTCCTGATGGACATGCGCGTGGGCGTAGCTGCCACGGTCGCCCTGCGATGTGGTAAGGCTCTGGCCCAGAAGCAGTTCCGCCAGTTGCAGCTTGTTGTAGGTGATACAGGTGGAGACGCTTTCGATGCCATTGCCCGATAACTGTTCAAGGGTGATATCCAGTCCCTCTGGAAGCGCCACGGCTGCCCCGCGCCGCAGCTTGTCCATCGCGTCGAGAAGTAGTCTGGCGTCAGCGGGATTGCTGTAAAAGCCCTTCAGGAAGCCTCCCGCGAATTTCTCCACCAGGATGACCCATAGCTTCATTAGAAGGTCTAGGACGACCGTATGCGGATGCGCGGGCCTGAAATCTCCCCAGCCATAGGGCAGGCCGTCTTTCTTACGGTAGCAGTAGTATAGAAACTTCTCCAGAGGCAAGTCCCAATCCCACGGTCCATCGGCCACCTGACCATTTTCTGCCACATCGTCCTGGCTCTCGAATTTGCCGCCGTTAAAGATATTCACCGATAGGATGCGGTTGGTTTTACGATGCAGCCAGTATCCGACGTTTTTGGCCTGCTTGAAGGCGAGATCGCTGATGCCGCATAGACCATCGTACTTGCCGCCCTTGAACCATTTGGTATTTATTTCCTGCATGGACGCGCCGTAGTGCATGGCCTTTATCATGCCCATGATGATCTCGCGCGGGTCCGTGGCCTGCTTCGTGTCGGCTACCGCGATATTCTCCATCAGGTGGCGGCAGAAGTCCGCCGCTTCGATGGCAAGCTGATATAGCCCTTCGGTATCCTTCTCCTTGCTCTGGATGCGGCTATTGACCGCCCACGGCTTGTAGATGATCGAATTCTCCTTGACGCTGGAGAGAGCCTGGTATGCCGAATTGATGAACATATTATCGGCCACTTCCCACCCGCGATGAGAGATTAAAGCATCGTGCGAGAACCCTGGCATGGCGTGCGCCCATTGCAGCAGCCCGAATGGATCGCCCGACAGAATGCGATCCCTGTTGGGCGTATCGAGGAGCGTGCCGGTTTCATCCGATCCACGGTCGTACGGCCTCCCATTCCTATCCAGGATCGGGATGATATTCGAGGGATTGGCGGGGCTAAGTGGAAAGGAAGTCATGCCAGCTATTGCTTTCCGACGCTACGTCAGGGTGAGAATTGATAACCGATATGATGCTTTCGGCCACCATGCTTTCCGATGTATACCGAGGCACGCGGAAGTCGCCGTCTTCACCGTCGTCCATCACGGATGGGAAGACTTCGTGCAGCATCAAGGCAATTGCCATGGGCGCGTCGTCCCTGGCGTCCTTGCCGAAGGCTCTGATGTCGAAGCCGGTTCCGCCTGGACGCGCGCGGCGCTGCACGGCATTCAGCTCGTCCTTGATGAACTGCAAATTGAGCAGCCACACATTCGCCTTCTCGATCATCGAGGAGGCATGATTTAGGATAGGCTCCTTGTTCTTACCGGAAAATTTCAGACCTTCCATCCGGATACCGTAGGTCCGCCGCATGGTTTCCGTGATGGACAGCCCGATGCCGTTATCGTCCACGATAATACGAGCGCCTGGGTACATCCTGGCGACCAGGGCGATGGCTTCGTAGATCATAAACCATTTATCGCGACCGGACGGCAGGAAGTGATGACAGTAGACATGCCGCATCTTCATGCGGTCCAGGACGTGTATCGAAACCTTGTCGTTATTGACGCCAAGGTCGATGCCTATCTGTACCCAAGCAGTTTCGGCAGGCTTATGGCCTCTCAAACGATACGATAGGAATTTCTGCCCCGCCAGCTTCGGGTCCATCGGAAGCGGCCTGAAGGATGTATCCTTTATCGGCGTCTCGATCTGCTCCCACGGCAGCGAGCATTGCGCTTCCACGGCGTCTCTATCGAACTGCGAGCCTTCATCGGATATGAAGTAGCAGAGCCATTCGATCAGTACGGAAGCCTTGCGGTCGGCTGTCTCGTAGTCATCGATCAAGTCTTGTAGAAGGTAGCCATTATTGGCGTAGGGATTGTGATGGCCCACAATCGTATCCGTCATCGGGTCAAGCTGCGCGGAGAACGGGATGAGCCATCCCATCATGTCCAGTTTCTTGCGGCTCTTGCCGAACATCAGGTTCTTGTAGAAGTGGTTCTTCGGGTTACCTTTTGCGTTTGGGGTTCCAACGAACCATCCTTCGGCTTTCCCACCATAAGCTAATTTGGCTTTCCGAAGTATAGGTCTAACAATAGACTGATGTACGCCATCAGGAAGAGCGCCCCACTCATCGCCCACCATGAACGGAAAGGTTGGCCCACGGCCTGCGTCATCTTCCAGCAGACTGTAGAAGTGCAGAGGGCCGCAATCAGGTAAGCGAAGGATTTTCTTAGTCTCATTGTAAAATAAGTCCCAGTTCTCATTCCCGATGGCCTTCTTGAACAGGTTCTCGATGGTATCCACGATGGGTTTCATCGTAGGCGCATACCACGCCGCAGGCATTCCGGTCCGTAGATGCAGCAGCAGACGCCGCAGCACGAAGCTGGACTTCCACCATCCACGATGAGCGCACACATAGGCTTCCAGCGAGCCTCCCGTGGCCTTCAGTATAGCTTCCGCTTCGTTGTGAACAAGCTGCTGCCCCGGATGCATCGAGGGGATGCCGACAACAAACTCTTCGCCGCCTTTTGGCTTATACTTAGTCGCCACTAGCGCACCATGATTATCCGACCTTTACAGTTATAGGTCTTCTCCCACTTAGCGACTATCGGTCGCACGACTGCGTTAATGAAGTCATCAGTGACAGCATCAAGAAGGATAACTACCTTGCTGGCAATGCCGTGACAGTGATCTTCGTCCATCGGTCGAAACATAACACGCGGGAAGCCTGGAAGCATATTTCTGCCATCGCCAGGGAATATCCCAACGGGTACGTCAAAGCAGCTTTTGATGGCATCTTCAAACTTGCCGATGGCTTCGTGGCTCCCTATGATGGTCGCGGCATCGTTTTCCGAAAGATGATCCACGATGTATAGCGCGGCATCATTCAGTGTTTTTCTAACCATCTTCATCAGAGAGTTCCGTTTCGATGATGTCACCCGATTGCAGAAATCCGATAGTGGCCTGCTCCTTGACGCCCTGCCACGCATTGCCACCGCGCTCCTCAAAGACGACCTTGACGGCGGTTTCCTGCTGTACCGATACAGTGCTCCTGCGGCCATAGTCCATCGGCTTCTGACGCTCTCGCTCTGCAAACTCAGCCGTCCATTGGCGCGGATCATCGGTAGCGATCTTGGATAGCTTGGCCCGGTACTTCTTCCTATCCAGGGCTTCGGCGTAGTGAATATCCTGAACGAACTGAGCCTGCGCCGTCATCGGGCAGCCGTAGAGTTCAAAGTCTTCCAGGTCGCGTTCGCCTACTTCAATGGAGCGTGACAGCGTGCCTACCCTGATGCGTGCCAGAGCACAGGCAGTAGCGCGTGTCTCGCCTTCCTGAAGGTGCCAGAGTATCAGCTTGCGCTTCTCTTCCGTGAGCACGCGGAACGTGTCAGGGATGGCATCGTAGTCTCTGGCTTTTGGCAGTTCAGCTATCGCGGTCGATTGTGTCATCGGTTGCATCCAGCGAGTAAATCAGTTCGGCCTTATGGCCCGTCATCAGTTCCCACCACATTAAGGCAGCGTCGGCCCACTTCTGATCGCGGTCGATGTAGAGGCACCTGCGGTTCAGCTTTTCACAGGCGATCAGCACGGCCCCGCTGCCGCCGAAAGGGTCCGCGATGACATCAAGCGGCATCGTGGTCAGCAGCAGTTGATTGGCGATCAGTTCCAAGGGCTTTGGTGTCGGATGTCCGCTTTCGCGCTGCGTGTCGGATACATCGGACTTATCCCACGGCAGCGCCTTGCCTCGCCTGGCATCCGGAGCCGCTTCCTTGTCGTTCCAATGCGCCTGGCGCTTCATCCACAGCAGGTACTCGCAATCGGGCCAGTGATGGCTGCTGACGGGCATGACCTGATAGGTCTTGTAACAGGTGAGCGTTGCCCAGGTTCCGCCGCGCTGCCTGCACCACTGCATATAATCGAGCAGCAGGCTATCGTTGCAGAAGCAGAACAGCGAGAACGGCCCGGCCCCGCGATCCGACCATCCGAACCAGATGCGCATCGAGGGAAGAAACCAGTCATTAGGACTGAAGTGTCCTATTCCCGCGTCTTCGATGCCATCCCAACCAGGACGGCGCTCTCCTCCGAACGTCGATGCATTGATGCCATCGTAAGGCGGATCGGTGAAGACCTGCGCTACTTTTTGAACCCGCATCGCCGCCATTGCCTGCCGTACGGTCGATGTCTTGCTGCTATCGCCGACCACGATGATGTGCTCTCCGGCCTGCCACACATCGCCAAAAGCGGCGCGAGAAGGTACTTCATCAGTGTCCGGTGCATCCGGCGTCTCCATCTGCGGCTTCTCATCGATCTGCTTCTCCATGGGGCCAAGGCTCTCGATTTCGTCCAGGGTCCACCCTGGCGGCGGTCCGAAGTCATCGTTCTTGTGCGTATCGAACAGTGCGATCAGCTTCGCATCGTCCTGGCCTGCCATCTTGCCGATCTTGTCGCACGCCAGCAGGAAGCGTTCTTCCTTGTGGGCATCCCAATCGACTACGCGACAGAAAAGAGCGTCCTGACCGCGCTCGATGGCAATATCAAGCCGTAGATGACCATCGAGCAGGTGCCCTGTCTGCCGGTTGAACGTGCAGGGCTGGACCACTCCGAATTCATCGAGCGATTGGCGCAGCGCATCGCCCTGCTGCGCGGGATGTATCTGCCAATTGCCGGGATGAGCAGAAATATCGCTGATCGGCACCATTTCAACGCCGCCATCGCGAAATTCGGCTGGCAGGCCATCGAAAGAAGGGATAGCCGCAGGAAAACCCTTCTGTCGATGACCAATGACATCGGCAAGCTGTTCTTTTTCGCCTCTACCCAATGTCGATATTCCCTCCGCGATAAGTCCCGTGAATGGTGACAGTTGGAGTTTTTAGGCCGCGAATAACGCGCGTAGGATACTTATTACCTTCGGTAAGCACACATAAATTATGGAATTCGTCTTCCGTCACCACGATGGTCCAGTCTCCGTTATCGTCTTCCTTGCGAATTTCGATCTCGCCCTTCAAAACTAGCCGTATATTGCGCCCCGAAATCTCAAAGGGCTTACTGAAGACAAATTCCTTAAGTCGCGCATCGATTTCGATAACTTCAGGGTCAACAATAGCGATCCCGGCATCCGTATCGACTTCAAAGCATAGCGGTATCCGTATGCAGTTGACGAAAGGCATGAACATATGTGCGCCAGGGTCTTTTGCGTTAATTCTCAAGGTTTTTATCCCTTTTTTGTCATAATGGAGGCGAAATCGTCATTGTTTTTGCGCTTATTGCGCCTGGCTTCGGTCTTCTCGCTGATAGCATCGTACTTAGCACTGCTTGCCGCCGATGCCGCAGCTTCCAATTGCAGCCTTCGATGCTTCATCAGATCGCTTTCGCGCCAATCACGCAGCTTTTCGTAGTGCTGTCCGCAGTAAGCAGCTTCATCGCAGGGATAGAAGGCGCTCTGGCAGCAGTCGGGAACTCTGCAAAAGGCCGCATCTTCGTAAAGCTGGATGCCGCCGCGCATTTGCAGGTAGGGAGCCATCGCGGTTTCCAGCACATCGATGGGAACTGCGACCCATTGGGTCACATATTGGCTTCCTGCGTTACGGTTGACCTGCTCCTTGATACCGAACCTGCGCGACCATTCATTAGCATAAGCGATAAAAGTGTCCCGTAATGGCGCGTAAAGGGCGCTGTAGGCCCTTCCAGTGTCCATCCATGCCCAAACTACCACTTCCGTCTTCTTGGATGGGTCCAGCGTCCATCCTGGGCCGTTTCCACCATCCAGTTCGAGGCACGCATCATCGAGGCCGAAATTACGACAATCGCGCTCCCGGTACTTCACATCGATGGAAAACCGGCCAAGACGCCAATCCACCCAAAAGTCGATCCCATCGCGGTCTTCATCGAGCGTTCCCTGCGTCAGCCGCGCCCCTGGGTACAGACTGGATAGATGCCGCTCGATAACTTCCGGGCTGCGGCGGCGGGCGATATTGGCATCGGTCTGAAAATCGTGAATGACGGCGGCTTGCATCGGGATGGCTCCGGACAGTTTGATGGTCTGGTATCAGTATCCGATGCTTTTTGGCATTTTGTCAACAGAATTGTACCCTATGCGCCAAAGTTGTCGCTAGTCGATAGGTTCCCATCGTGCTCTCGGTGATTATGGGCGGTCTGCTCTCGCGCGCACGCGCGTATATAGGTACGCACGCACACGCGATATACGCGTGTAGACGCGCAGGTACACATGTACGCGCGCACGCAGGCGCGTTATCGAGAGATACTTACTATAGAATACAGTCTTGTGCTTACTCTAGGCTTATCGGGGTAAGTGCAGCGCCCATAGACAGCACCTCCACGATGAAAATCCATGAGTTTGTACAAACTGGTGATAGAGCGTCAGTATATCGCAGGATCATCGAGACTTTGATGCGGTCTACTACTGGGCTTGCTAGTAGACACGTTGTATCCAATCCATGAAAAGCAAATTTGTTTCGATGTTTCCATCAAGGCTTTTCCACTATTCGATAATTTGTACTAACTGCTCAGATGCATCGTGGAGGTGCTGTCGTCCGATGTTCTTCTTTATTCTCCGGTATCGCTCTCCGTCAGGATCAGGGCTGTGCTTATAGCTATACGCGCGCGTGCGCGAGGCTGCATCGGGTAATAATGCGACCCACGGGTCACATTATTCTTTTTCAATTTCGGATTATCGGGAAAGCCTTTTTTCATTTTTGGCTATCGGCGATAGGGACATGACTCCGGTAGATGGGCGTCGTCGGAGAATGCTGCAAGACGACGCTCGGCATACCCGGACGGGCCGAAACCGACGGATAGCCGCAGAATTCGGCAGGCTCACCTGATGCCATTGCACAGGTTGCAAGCAGCCTGCCGAACCAGTCACAACCGAAAGGGACCGACCAATGCTACGCACTGAAAACCGCATCGATCAATTCGCCGCATTTTGCGATAACCTACATGCTATCGCTCACGATGCGCTCATCGCAGAAACCGCTATCTGCGATGTACTTAACCGCACTGGATGCGGAACGGAGAAGTGGGCGAAGATCGCTGCTCCGATGGGCACGTTTGAGCTAGATTTTGAGACGGATAGCGGTGAAGAAAAGACCGAACGGTACAACGCTGCACGCATCCAATCGATCATCGATAATGCCATGATCGCTCACATGCGGTTCAGCCTGCTCGTCACCCAGGGTTACATCGCTGAGGACGGCGGCAAGCGAGAGTTTACCGCCGTCGAACGAGACACTATTGCCGGATGCCTCGATACCGTCAACGAGTGTGTGCCACACCTGAGGGTATTCGTTGAAACCGCCTTGCTGCTGGCAAGCTACCTGGCGGATGCCAAGACCTCCAAACTTCGCCGTAAGGGTTTCAACAAAATTCCGTCCTTCTGCCGCTAACCACCCACTACGCACGCCTAATGCCTGCTACCAATTGGTAGCAGGCAGGAGCATTTCCTATGCCCACGCTAAACTCTGCCCCTTCCGCTCTATATGAGCTTGTGCTCACGTTCTTATCTGATGCCGATGCGGCGCGTCTGCGCCGGGAAGTCAAGACGCTCCGCAACAATCTAGCAGGCTCCATGAAGCGCAAGGATGCGGATGCGGAACGTGCCAGCCTCGATACCTACAGGCTGGCATTCCCGCAGGAATTCACCGTGGTGACTTGCGCGGATTACGCGATGCCTAAGCATTACGCCGTGCAGGCTCGCAACGAAACGCAAGCGAGGCGAATTGCCGATGCGATGCGTTCTAATGCTCACCTATCGCCCACGCCGACCCACGCGCTAAACGCGTATGCTTGCGCGGAGATGCTCACGCGGCGATACGAGAAGGAACGCGATGCCGCAGCCGAGCGTCACGCTGCTCGCATCAGGACTAAAATACTTGCCGATGCGGAACGGCGCGTCAGCGGCGCGTAGGGACGGGCAGGATCACCTTTGACCGGGTATCGTGTGATACCCGGTGCTTCATCACGTCTGCCCGGAATTGGGCGGCGACGGGCGGCAGCGCGACATCGCGCTGCCGCCCGCAGGAGTATCGAGCATGGGTACGTTCGGCAAATGGATTTATCGGGAAGGCGTCGGATACGTCAAGGCGTCATCGCAGGAGTTGGCAGGGCTGCATATCGTGGGAAGGCCCGATAAGCCGGAGCCTATCAAGGCGTCTGCCCGTCAAGGCGTCAAGGAGTCCATGGTATCGCAGGGCAAGCTGGATGGCGCGCGCACATCGAGCAGCAGCCGGAAGTATACATCGCGCATTCAGGCGTCTCTGCCGCGCGCTGCGATACTTGCGCCGCAGCGTAATAAGCACGGCAAGCTGCCTAAAGGCGCGGAGCGGTTCCCGCAGCAGCTATCGATGATGGACCCATCCATCGCGGAGGCATACAAGGCGGGTATCAGGCGCACCTCCAAGATGGTTCCGATCATGCCCGTAGACCCTTCCACGCCTGCGGAAGTGTATCGGTTTGCCGCCAATACCGATAGCGGCAGCATGAAGTGCCGTGGCAATGATGCCCCGCGATGCATCAGGGCGTTTCGGGATAGCGACGATTATCAGGCGTATGATCTTACGCCTGAAGAAGAAGCAAGGATCGATGCAGAGGCCGTCGCAGCCGATGTCAGGGCCAAAGCGACTAAGCAGCGCAACAAAGCCCGTGATAGCGAGACCGATGCCTACGATCTGGTCTATGATGCCGCGCAGGGCAAGGCCGTAGAGCGCCGATACCTTACTGCCATGCGGAGAAGTTAGGTTAGTCAATACCCGATAACGCGCCCGCGTGTACGCACGTAAGGGCAGAGGAGAAAAATCAAATGGGAGAAATCAGAATGTGCATCGATGGCCTTCTGGTGCGTGCGGCCATATGGGAGGCTATGGCGATACGGAACCATTGCGCCCATCGTACAGACGCAGGGCCGATGCGGCTGGCTCTCAGTATGCTCGATCTGGCGTGTCGGCTTGACAGCGGTGATAAGACCGCTGTCGATGAAGCTATCGACCTTGGCTACATGCCGTGGATCAGCGGTCGATAGCCCTGCGCCTGTACGGCTAACGTCGTGCCACTGTGGGCCATTTCCGGTTTTAGGCGTCTGTCAGCCACGGCAGACGCCTAAAGTGTCACAGAACCGCCTTAGCGCGTCAAAGCGCAATGGTTCCGCTTAACGTCTGCGGTACACAGTTATCACACATGGGCCAATTGGCTCGCTTTCCTGGTCCGCAAGGGCAGAAAGGTTGATGAAATGACACTCGGAGCATTACTTGGGCGCGATGGCGTCCAGCGCATCAAAGATGAAGTCACGCAGCGCATCGAGCGTGCCGATCCGGTTAGGGTTATGAGCGATGCGGAGCGGCTGGCGGCGTCAAAGCGTCGATGCCGTGGCATAGGCCCACAGATACCCGGCATGAAGTGTTGGGATGGTGGGTTGTGTCGGTACTACATCGTGGAAGCTGTCGAGCGTCAGGCTCACGGCGGCTGGCTTATTCAGCGCAGGTATCCGGCCTGTGGCCTTGTCAAAGTCACTGATAAGCCGTGGAATTGGCAAAGCGATAAGGTCATCCGTCGGCCATAGGGAGGCAAATTGGAACTAAAGCACGAGAAGAAAACAGTGTTCATCGTAGATTATTACGACCTGGACACATTTGTATCCAAGGTTTACAATCAGGATTTTGAATTCGTAGCAGATCACGAAGCCGATAACTACAGCAGTTACGAATTCAAAATCAAGCCTGAAAGCATCGATGAATACCACCAGAAGAAGATCGATGCTTTCGTCGCTACTGGCAAAGGCGCAAGGCTGGCACGATGGCTCATGACCGACATGTGCAATGCCGGTTTGATCGAAGCAGGCTCGTATCTGATTAAGGTTTCGTGGTAGCAAGGCGCTTGATAATCTGTTCGGACAATAAGGCCCATCGTGGATAGCGATGGGCCATGACATAGAAGGAGAACCGCATCAATGAGCACTCGCATTTCAAGGCGTGCAGTAAGGCGTTTGATTACAGAGCATCTGCCCGCCGACTATCGGCCCGATCCTAAGCTGCCGCCCACGGAGAAGGCCATCAACCAGGCCATGAGCGATCTGTGTGGCATGGCGCATAGCGACATTTACAGGCCGATACTCCTGGCGGACGGTTCTTACATAGATGCCGTCCGCGTGCCTGTTACCATCAAGTTTCGCGGCCACGATAAGACCATTGTGGAGACGCACTTCCACATCGATTAACTTCCATCTCAACTCTCTATCCCGTAAGGGACGAAAGGCAAAGTAATGAGCAACGATACCATCGAGCGCAACGGCACGTCACGCGATAGCCTGACCGGAGCAAATCCGCATCTATCCTACCCGCAGGATCGTATCATCGATCAGGTGACGCAGCAACCTGTCGATGCTCCACTTCACGATGCAAGCCCTGCGCCAAGCGAGGCCAGTCTGATACGGACATCCGATAGGCTACTGCGCCTACGCAATGCGCTGTCGGACTGCCAGAAGTCGGCGCAATGGGCGCGTGAGGGAAAGCTGCTGACCGGCAGCCAACCGTTCTATACGCTGAACTCCGATGGGATTATCTACGGGTCTAACCAGGCCCGGCATACGGAATTCCAGAATGCTGCCAAGGCGCGTGGAGGGCGCGTATCCAATCCGATCAGCCATACCCTGATAGACGCGACCCATCAGGCCATCCTGGACCTGTGCGTGGACCGTGACGAGCAGGAGCGCATCGCCAGGGAGCAGGACGCACTCAACGCGCAGCGTTTGGAAGGCGTGGACAAGTGGGCCAAGGCGGCCGATGCGGCCCTGAAGAACTGGCGCAAGTATCCGCATACGGCCCTGGTCATCGAGAGCCTGGAAATCGAGCCTGTTGAGGCGCCATCGGACATCAAGCTCAACGAGCATCTGGACGCTTTCCTTCTTAGCCTGAAGGGAAAGAGCCTGAAGTCGCTGCTTGATAACGTCAAGACTATCGTGGACGACCTCCACGCCTATCGAACCTGGCATGACGGCGGAGGCGCACAGGCAGAAACTCCCGTGGAGGATAATGCCGATCGATGGTAGAACATCGATGCTTGACTATGGAGGGATAAGCCAATGCCGGATATGCGTCAGGTAAAGATGGGAGATGACGCGCCGAAGTGGATGGACCTGGATAAGCCCGCCATCTGCCGGTGCGTCAGGAAGCGCCCTGCCTTCGATGCGGAGTATGCATCCATCCAGAAAGGTGCTTCACCCGATGTCTGGAAAGCGCACTTCATGGCGAGGGCTGGAGATACGCTGACCTGCCCCGCCTGCAACTCCACGGCGGTGATACTGCCCAAGCCCCCGACGCCAAAGCCCGCCTTCGTGCATCATAAGTGCATCGTGTGCGGCGCGAGGGCGTCCAGGCATCTTCGTATCTACCGATCTGGTGAGTGCCGAGACTGTTACGAAGAGAGGAAGATGGGCTACTGATACCATCGGAGAGGAGCGCCATGCTGTACGAGAACGAAGTGGGGAAGCTGTACCATCGCGATGTTACCCGGTGGCCCGAGGCGGTAGATTACAACTATCGCGGGGGTGGACACGAACTGCGTATGTTCCTGAATAGGCCGTCTATACAGGAAGTTTCCGACATTCGGCATGGAGAGGCAGAGTTCGGGCTGCTTGTGGAAGGCACTATCATCTTCCTGCTCTATCGGTTCGGTAAGTCTATCCAGTGGAGCGATGCGCCGTTTACGTGGTGGGTGGTGCCGGAATCCGAGCGTGCCATGCCCAATCCGGAGCCGACATTATCGGAGCGAGCGCTGGTTCAGATTATTCTGACCGATGCGGCCACCGGCATCATCAAAGCCATGCGCGCGCTTACGTGGTCGCCTGAGTTCACGGCAGCCATCCACGATGCAATCCGCAGCCAGGCATCGAATGGCTTCGATAAGAAGGCTTACGATGAACATCTGGCTACGGTCTACACCATGTTCACTTCCGAGCAGCTTCTTGCTCGATGCGGCATCCGCACGGTAGGCGGATCGTGATACATGGCGCGGAATGGATGGCGGTCATCGGACTGTTTGGCGTGCTGCTGTTCGCCTGGTTTCTCGGATACGAGCAAGGCAGGCAGTCGCGTAAGTAGAAAAATCAAATGTGAGTGTAACCAGGCCCGGTGATTATCACCGGGCCATTCTTTCGCCCGACCGATAGGCGGCAAGGAGTATTGCAATGGAATTGATAGGCAAAAACAATGAGTACGACCTGGAAGATTACGCTCCAGGCGACGAAATCACCGTGCTGAAAATGTACGATGGAGTGTATACTAGTGGACACTTCTGTACCGTGTGGGACTTAGCAAGCTCACTCCTCGATACCATCAAGGAGAACCCGCAGGGAATCAGGATCGAAGTCACTCGCATCTATCCCGGCACCAAAGAAGTCGATGGCTTCGACATTCCGGCAAGGCGGCGCGTGATGAGCCGGGAACTGACCATCCGTGATGTTCGGCATCTGTGCCAGATGATCGCGGCATAAGGACAAAGCCAGTGATAATGCAGCATTCGGAAGATGGTTGCTTCCACGGAAAGCACGGCGCTTGCCATCAAGGATGGCCTGTGTTCAACCCGCAGGCCATACTGCGGAGAATAGTTAGGTACACGTATCATCAAGGCCCCGTGGCCCAAAGGCAGTATCATCTTGGCATGGTTAAGGAGTTTGCCCGATGCGTTCGTGAGTGGAAGAAGGACTACGCAATATCTGGAAGATCGTCATCCCTATCGGAAGCCTGCCGGTACGAAGCCAAAAGAGTTCTTCACGCAAGACTGGCGGCGATGCTATGAAGGATAGAAGCATGAGACAGCATAGACTAACCGTGCAGGACGCCGAGGCTACAGGCTGCTGCTCGAAGGGCATCGAGCGTTTTTCACAGGGTCAGAAGTCGATGAGTGTCGCCAGGGCGCTGCGTCTCTCACGTCACAGGAAGTATACATACTACCGAGATTGTGTACTATCCGTGATATGCCATAAATTCGGACTTTCCGTCTCCTTTGCTCTGTCCTGCCTGGAGGCGGTGACATGTGAAAACGTTGAGATTTATGTGGACGGTACACGGCGCGCGCAAGCAAGGTCAGAAGAACCGGATGTTAGCCCTGCGGTTATTAGATGTAACCGCCAGGATGCGGCGACAGATGCAGCCTGGGCCGCATCATCTGCGGCCCAGGCTGCCCTATATACAAAGTCCGAACTAGACCGGCAGGATCAGTGGATACTCGATCATCTTCCCGCACTGGATAAGGAATGCCGATGAGACATATCACATACGCGGTCCATGGTCGCGACGGCCTTGTTATCAGCAGGGTGGGCAGCGAACTGGCCTGGCCCATTCTCGATTATGACGCCATCGGGAAGGATGGCGATTTCACATCGCCGCTTCAGTACAAGCTGAAAACCATCCCGGTCCATGAGGCCATTCGCGAATGGGCCATGCTTAAATGGACCAGGAAAATCCCGATAGAGATCAAGAACCTTCATCGGGCGTATTGGGGCATGAAGCCCCTAAAGGCGTAGCGGTACACATCTATCGCACTATCAACAACAGTGGCCCATGCGACCCGTGGGTCACACTTAGAAGGAGAGAAACATGGCACATGAATTGGAAATGGATGAGACTGGCGGCGCATCGATGATCTCGGTACGGGAGACGCCCTGGCATCAGAAGGGTATCGTGCTCCCGATGGCTCCGGGCTACGAGCAGGCGCTGACCCTGGCGAAGCTAGATTACACTGTGGAGAAGCGGCAGACGCATCTGGTCGTGCCGTCGCTGGCAAACTTCGGCGAGACGAAGCACATCCCTACCGGAGCCTACGTGACCTACAGGCCCGATACGCAGAAGGAACTGGGCGTAGTCGAGCATCGATACCACGTCGTTCAGAACACCGATGCTTTCCGCATCCTGGTCCCGCTGCTCGACGCGGAGACGGCGGCTATCGAAACGGCGGGCGTTCTGCGCGATGGAGCCGATGCCTGGATGCTGCTTAAGCTGGAAATCGCCAAGTTCCCCTCGGCTGTGCAGGAAGCCTTTGAAGGCCACTCCGACCGCATCAGCCCGTATATTCTCGTCGCCAACAATCACAACGGCAGGCGCGGCATCTTAGTCGCCCTGACAGCGGTTCGTGTCGTGTGCGCCAACACATTAGGCGCGGCTGAGAACGCTGGCGTATCCGATCAGATCATGGTCCGTCACACGGAGAGTGCGGAGCAGGCATTACTCGATGCGGCTCAGACGCTTTGGGGCGATGTCATCCAGCGGTATACGCTGCTGGCGGAAGCGTACGAGCGGCTGCGGCAGACCTACCTTACTCCCGACCTGTTCCAGCGCCTTGTCGTCGATGCGGTCGCGCCCGATCCCACGAAGCACGATAGCTGGACGCCGGAGGCGAAGATGGCCGATAGCGTCGTAGCGCGGTACCTGAAGCGCAAGGAAGCCCTGGAGGAACTCTGGATAAGCGGCTCGGGGCATACCGGCGATCATTCATCGTGGGAAGCGTACAATAGCGCGGTCGAAGCCGTGGATCACAGGCCCGACCTGTTCCCAGTTCGCGGCGGCGTCTATCGCACAGCATCCCTGCTCGATGGAGCCTTGCGGAAGAAGAAGACCGACGTCTTCGGGAACCTGATGGCACACGCAAAGCGAAACTAATGAGCGCAGAGTTTCCCGATGCCTACTGGATGGTATATGCTGGCTGTTCAGGATCTGACACCCGTTTGACACCCGTTTGAAGGAGAGAAAAATGTCACTCAATAGAATAACATTGATCGGTAGGCTGACCCGCGACCCAGAAGGAAAGTTTACACCACAGGGCATCGCCGTCGCACAGCTTGGTATCGCGGTCAATCGCTTTAGCAAGAACGACCAGGGCGAGTACGAAGTCGATTTCTTCAACATCGTGGCATGGCGCAAAACCGCTGAGTTCGCCACGAACTATCTGAAGAAGGGCCGTCTCGTATCTATCGATGGCCGCCTGCAATCACGGTCCTGGGTCGATCAGGCGACAGGCCAGAAGCGCACTGTCTATGAAATCGTGGCCGATGACATCCAGGGGCTGGATAAGAAGCCCGATGACGCAGGCCAGGAGGCGGCGGCAACGGATACGGAAACTCCCGTAAGTGGCACGCGCCCTAATCCCGCGCCAGCGCGACGCGCACAGGCTCCCGCTCCATCGGATGACATCGATGAAAGCGATCCTTTCGCGGACGACTGAGCAGTAACAGCCTCCCACGAAGCCGATAAAGTAACACTCGGCAGGCGCAAGGGTACACATCTATCGCTCTTGCGCCTGAACTATCCAATGGAAACCCATGATGCAAAAACGGAGATATAGTCGTCAGGAAATCGCGAATAAGGCATAGGATCATGTAGCCTACGGATGGGCGAAAAACCCCGGCACCTGGAGAGACGACATCGAGTGGACGGAGCAAGATACGGCCATCTATGGCGAAGAATACGATAAGGCTCTTGCGGTAAAGCGAGACAGGGAGAATTCAGGACGATGATTAAGTCACCCATTTTCACCAAAGAACAATTTATCGATACGGAACACGATCCCGCCAGCGAGAAGGCCGCGTTCATAAACGCGCTCTGCTGGTTCTTAATTCGGGGATGTCAGCGCAACTGCTTCACTAAGCGCATGTATCACCACCTGAGCCTGTACATGGGTCACATCGCCCACTACAATATCGATGGCTTTTACGCTGAATGGTTCTCCACCATCAGCCGCCAGATTGAATTCATCCGGGACCATTCCAGCCCGTTTCGTCAGGTCTATGGCGATTGGCAGGATGTCTATGATGTGTTCCGCGAGTGGCTGCTGAACAGCGGTGTTATCCTCGAATACGAAACGCGGCACGCGGAATATCGTCGCCAGCTTAACATCCAGACTGCCAAGTCCGCTCTCATGGCGCTGCCCGATAAAGACAGGCGCGACATACTGAAGGAGTACAGCGAGCTTCAGGCCGACCGCGATGCCGATGCAGCCATCGAGTTCGAGCAGATGAAAGGTAGGGCATGAAATGACAATTCGTAATCGCGTGCAGCGGGTCGCAATACTGACGCACGCCAGGAAGGACATAGAAGCCAGGGCTATGCAGGTAGATTGGGGCATTGGGCTGCTTCATATTCAGGAACTGTACGATACCGCCTTCTCAAAAATTGATCCAATCCATCTTGCGGATTATATCCGTGATAACGTGCCTGTTTGCCAGGGATGTATGCAGGGAGTGATGTTCGTGGCTGGCATTTTTCATAGCAAGGCATATAGAGGCGACTTCCGCTTCCTTAGCGGTTTCGCGGAAGTCGATGCCATCAGGAAGTTCAATACAAAAGTCTTCGGAGTCGATGCTACGTATGCCGAATGCGCCTTTGAAGGGAACTCTGTATACGCCAAGGATAAGGACGGGCAGATTACGGATGAAGGCTGTGAAGCCGCACACGCATTCAGGCATGTAGCAAGCCCTACTAAGCGTGCTCTTAGCATCATCGACCGCATGATAGAGAACGGCGGCACGTTCTTTCCACAGGAGTAGCGATGGAACTAACAACCAATCCTTCCTTCTTCGCCCTGGAAAGCGAGAACGGAGGCGACACATCTATCGCGCATCGGCTGCAACGGTCGCTGCCGCCCATCGATGCCGAAGTCTACCGACATACCAGGGCCATGCAGGTTACGCCCTTCACTAATAGCGATTACGCACAAATAAGGGCGCATACCCTCGCGGCAAATCGCGCCAATTGTTTACGCGCCATCGTGATCACGGCGGTCGAAGGCTGGTCGCACGGAACCTTGCCTGGGTGTCTTCACGGCCTGAAGGATAAGGCCGCGTGCGAACGCCTATGCGGTATCGCCGCCAGGGCTAAGGAAGGCCCTGTGTGGACCTGGGAAGCCATCCAGCGCACGAAAGCCTTTATCGACATCGGGATAAGGACGGAAGCCGATCTGGAGACGGCACGCGCCTGGATAGCTGCGGCCAGGGCGGAACACACCCATCCCGAAATCCTGAAGATCAGGGAAGCCATCGCCGCCAGGCGAGAAAGGTTCGGATGGAAATGAACCGTGAACAACTTAAAGCCGCATTCGATGAAGCGGTAGCAGATAGCCTTGCTCAGAACATGGTATGCGCTGAAATAGCACAGCGATGGAAGGCCATCGATCAGGAGAGTCAGAAGGTACGCAAGCTGGCCCAGGCTCTTAACGAGCGCGCCCTGTACTTGCAGAAAGCCCTGGAAGTACAGGGCAAAATCGATAAGATGAAGGAGCGGCCCGATGCGAACGACATCATTTAAGAAGATATGCTCGATGATTGCAGCCCGCGACTTATACGTGGCAGGAGTATCTGTGAAGAAAATCTCTAAACAGTCAGGTAAGTCTCAGTCTACAATCCGAAGATGGCTTGCTAATTTCGATAAGCATATCATTGCATACCAAGGGAGTAAGTGGTAATGACACGCAAGGACATCGCCGATCTGATCCTGATATTCCTCTGCGGCATCGCAATCTTCGGGACGATCTACTGGTTCTGCACGCTCGATGTGCTAAGTCGATGAATGCGACCCGTGGGTCGCATTCTGGAGGGAAACATGAAAGTATGCCTGATCGATGCGCTTACCGCCATCGAGAAATCGGACACTCAGAAAGCCGTCGCCTGGCTGCGCGTAGATAACTGCTACTGCATCGAAGGCGCTTTGTGCGAACAGTACCGCCAACAAACCGGAAATGGCGAATGGTACAGGCTAACCAACGAGACAGACCCGGTATATGCCTTTGGGATGGGAGGCTTTAATAGCGAATATTCCATCATGCCTCCGGAAGTTCGCGCCTACTTCGGCATACCGTTCACCGGCCCTTCGCTCATCAGTATCAATGATCAAAATGACGGGCTGACGCTTCAGCAGGTAGCCGCCGAAGCGCGTAAGGCGCTGGAAGAAGCGGAGAAGATCGATGGAAAGTGAAACACTCAAAGAGCGCATCGTGCATGGCTTCTGCGATTTGTCTTCCCTGCTCGCCTTGCTTGCGGCAGAGAGCGCGGCGGGCATCCAGCAGCACTTCCGCGATGATGACCTGGAAGGCGCGCAGGCGGCGTTTCGCAGCGCGGAATATTCCGCTTCGGCATCCAAGCAGATCGAGCAGATACTGAAGGACTGGCGAAAGCAGGTACATCCGGTACAGGGCCAGCCGCAGGCCGTGCTGGACAAGACCGTGAAGCAGCTTGTGCGGGAGGCATATTCCGCAGCCAGTATCACTGTCAGGCCACCTAAGGAGTTGTCAAAGCCTGGGAAGTGTTCCAGCACGGTATCGGTGCGAGAGGCCGAGGAATTTATCCTGGAACTGCTTTACAACAGCAAGTCAGGAGAGATGACTTCCGAGGCCGTGAACCGTGAATACAAGGCGAGGTTTAGAGGCAGCTTTAACGAGTTTGAGCTATCGCTGAATTCCCGAGGCGACTGCATGAATTGGTCGCGATGGCTAACTTCCAGGCTCTGCCAAATGAAAGACACGGGAGACATCGAGAAGCCGGGCCGCTACATTATCGCGATTACCGACAAGGGCAGAGAAAGGATAGAGCGCGATGTCATCGGAGAATAGCAACACGAAGCCCACGCATCAGAGCATCGTGGATGATAACTACAAAGGCTACCTGCTGGAGCGGCAGCCGCCTTCCTATGGCATGAGAAGGAACGGCACGCCAGGCTGCCTGTATCTATCGCCGGAAGGCCATCGATGCGGTATCGGGCGTAACATGCCTCTGGCTATGGTCGAGAAGATTAAGGCACTTGGTATCAGTGACAGAAATATCAATGCAATTATGGATACGTCCGAGCATACTTACTGCCTGGAGGCAATCGAGTGGTTTTCTCAATGCAATGGCGAGTTTTTGATGCAGGCGCAGAACGCGCACGATGTCGCGGCCATTAAGGCGGATCAGGCTTTCCCCTCCGATAATCTTGCTCCTGAAAAACTGGAAATGTTTCGCAGGCTTTATCGGGATAACCTTGCCGCGCTGTGTCGTAATTGGCACCTGGAATGGCCCGAAGATCGGCCAGGAGTGCGCGAACTTGCCCAGGCCGAAGCGCAGGCCCGCGAACTGGCGGCTGCTGCGAGAGACACATCCGTCGATGTGGGTACAGGAAAAGGCCAATGAAGCGATGCTACGTGCCAAAGAAGTTCGGCGCTGGCTCCGTATCAATCATCCATAAAGCCAACGCGATCATCAGCGAATATTCGCGGCAGGGATACGACCTGACGCTCAGGCAGCTTTACTATCAGTTCGTGAGCCGTGACCTGATAGCCAACAAGCAAAGCGAGTACAAGCGCCTTGGCTCCATTATCAACGATGCACGGCTGGCTGGCCTGATCGATTGGGATGCCATCACCGACCGTACCCGTAACCTGCGGCAGAACAGTCACTGGAGAAGTCCTGAAGCGATCATCGACGCCTGCGCTGCGTCCTTCCAGTTCGATAAGTGGATAGACCAGCCGCGCCGTGTGGAAGTGTGGATCGAAAAGGACGCCTTGGCCGGGGTGTTCGAGCGCATCTGTTCTGAGTTGGATGTTCCCTGGTTCGCCTGCCGTGGCTATACCAGCCAATCGGAAATGTGGGCGGCAGCGCAGCGTCATATCAGGTACGAAAAGTCTCACCAAAGCGTGACGGTACTGCACTTTGGCGACCATGATCCATCCGGGATCGATATGACCCGCGATATTCAGGATCGCCTGAGCACTTTCTATACCTCCACGATAGTCGAGCGTCTGGCGCTCACGATGGATCATGGTCAACGAGTACGGCCCGCCTCCCAACCCTGCCAAGGATACCGACTGCCGCTTCACCGGATACTCCGCGCTTTACGGCGATGAGAGTTGGGAACTAGATGCCCTGGAGCCTTCGGTTCTCTCCGATATGGTGCGAGAGCACGTCGAAACCATTCGGATGCAAAGGCTGTGGGATGAAGCTGTCGAGCGAGAGAAGGAAGCCAAGGCTACCCTGAAGGCCATATCGATGAACTACGAAGACATAGTTGGCCTTGTCGAAGAGTGGGACAGCGAATGAAGCTGATGGAAATGGGCAAGACACCAACGACAGACGAAGAAGCGATGCAGTACCTACCAGATGGCACACCGCTGGTCAAGCGGTGCTGTGTCGGGCTTTACCATGTCTATCGTGAACAGGGATGCACAATCATCGATGCTCTCCAAAAAGTGTTGGAGACTTACCTGGAGAACGCAAAATGAGCCACCACCACAAGCTTCCATCTCTGCCTGAGCTAAAGAAGCGGTACGCCTTCGTGATGATGCTCAACCGAAAGGAGCATTACCCTAGAGAGTTTATCCGGCCCAGGCACAGAAAGAAGGTCAAGAAGCATGACCATCACAAGGTTTGAGCGTATTGTGCTTCGCCTTGCAAACCAGATGCCCACTAGATACTACCTGCACGATGGCCCAACGGATGCCCCCGAGAGTGTGATGAAGGTGCAGTTCCAGGTTCGTATCTTCGATAACGTCGAGCGTCTGCACGTAGAACTGGCTCAGTTGGGCTTTACACGATGCCTACCAGAACTGAAGCATCATGAAACATGGTCTATCGAAAGGACGGAATAATGACAGATATTGAGAAAGCCGAAGTATTGGCGCATATCGACAAGCTGGTCGAAGAAGGCGTCTCGATGGTCCTGAAGGGCGAAGCGGCCCTGGAAACCATCGGCACGAACCTGATTATCGATATGTCGATGAAGGCCGTGGACCAGGGCAAGAACGTCGATACCGCCGTTGAACTGGCGACACTAATAACCTGTAAGATGAAGCTGCGTGTCGATCAGGAACAGCGCAAGGCATCGAAAGAAGGAGAGAAACCCGATGACAAAAACCAGGCTGGATGACTATAAAGGCCAGCAGATATTCCTGCTGGAGAATGGCAAGTTTGAGGCCCATGTATCGGGACAAGTTCTTACGGCCACAAGCCTTGCCGCCATCAGAAAGAAGGTCGATGCCGCCGTAGTCGTGCCTGTCATCGAAGCAGTTGATCGTTACCATGGATGGGTCGTCAAGATCGTCGGTAAGAGGCAGAGTAAGTCCAGATGGAAAAGCTATCAGGCCGTTCTGGAAACCGGCGATACCGCTGACTTCCATGCACTCGGTATCTCTGACAAAGCTACTCACTCCGAACTGATCGAAGTGCAGGCCATGCAAAAGGAAGAGTACGACCGTCATAAGGAAGCCGCCGCGGAATTCTTACGGCAGGAAGAAGCGATACGAAAGCGAATGATCACGCTTTCCGAAGCACTCTACGATAAGATGGTAGCCGAGAAGGGAGCCGCCACGGATGTCGATGATACTAACGGGTGAGCAGGAAGCCGCGCTCGATGCTTCTCTCGTCGGCAATGGCAACACCGTCGCCTGGGTCGGGTATCCAGGGAGCGGCAAGACCACGATGATGAAGGAACTCTACGGTCGCCTTGGCTCCAACGCAAAAGAGTATCGGATGCTCTGCTTCTCCAAGTACAACTCCAACAGCATGAAGGCCACGATAGGAGACTACGAAGGTATCAGCACGACGCATAGCTTGTGCTGGAAACTTCTCGCTCGTAAGTGGCATCGTAACGCCGGGAATTGGCAGCATCAGGACGGGAGGCGTCACAGGCGCTTTGTGACCTGGGCGGCGCGGGAGTTCTATGGCGTCGATGACGTGAAGCTGTTCACGCAGGAGCAGAACGCAGGCATCGATGACTTCCTGAAGGTAGTCGATCTGGTGCAGTCCCACTCTCTGCCCTGGCGCGACATCGGGAAGGTGCTGGTTACGGCGCGGAGGTTCGTCAGAGAGCCATCGGACGCAGCGTTCTTGGAGGGGCAGCTTGCCAAGGTCATGCGATGGTGCGCCAAGGGCTTCAACGAGAGCGAAGCCAGAGCCTATCACGATGGCGAAGAAGGGTGCCGGTATCGGATCGCCGACGGGTACGAGTTCTCCGATCTGGCCTGGGCCGTCGCCAACTTCGACGGCTTGCAGACCTATGCCTACAAGAACACGGGCATCGCCATCGATGAAGTCCAGGACAGTACGCCGACCGAAAGGATGGTATGGGAGCGATGCCTTGGGCCAGATGCTTCCCTGCTGTTGGTAGGCGACCCCGCACAGGCCATTATGTTCTTCAGGGGAGCCTATCCCGATATGTTTGGAAGGCTGGTAAAGCACTTCGATGCCGACCTATGCCCGATGCGCGTATCCTTCCGGCTGCCGAAAGCCGTGCTCTCTCTGGCGCGGCAGTGGGTTCCAGATCTTCAGATAGCACCTTCCGCTATTCAGGGCTGCAACGAAGTAGTGGATATGATGGACATTCTGGAGAGCGTTGGTCCAGGATCGGCCATCATATGCAGAACAAACGTACAGGCAATTCGTTGGGCGCTTTTCCTGCTGCGACACGGCATCCCGGCCATCGTCAAAGGCACCGACATCAGCCGCGATATGCTGGCCCTGGTCGGGCAGCTTGCCGCCATCGATGGGTTCCGGTTCGATGAACTGCCGCTGCACCTTCAGGCGTGGGTCCAGCAGCAGGAAGTCATCCTGCGGCGCGTTCACACGCACAACCCGGAAGAGTACGTCAAGGAAGCGCGTGAGCGTGCCAGCAGCCTGCTCTGCTTCTATCAGGGAGCCGTCGAGAAGGGATGCAGGACCACTCACGCCTTCGGGCGCGTCATTCTAGATACTTTCAAGGATGATGGCGATGCTCACGGCAAGGCCGTCCAGTGTATGACGGGCCATAAGGCAAAAGGATCGGAGTTCCCGCACGTCATCGTGGAGGAAGCGGATATAATAGGGGTACGCGGGTCCACTCCCGATGAGATCGCTCAACACCGCGCATTGCAATATGTCATGTGTACCCGCACGCTGGATCGGTTCCAGCAGATACGGGAAGGAGCAAGCCTCCGAAATGAAGATCGCTGGTAAGCTGGACACATCTGTCGATGTTGGTATGGAACAGGAGAATGAATTTGAGGCGCGACCATGTGGAAGGAACTCCGCAGGAGATATTCGGCGGCATCGACCCGCAGATGCTGTCCAACTGGCAATCCCTATCGATAGTGGCTGCAACGATGCTGCATCTTACACTCAACCTTGGATTACCAGGGTCGCTGGTGACGGGATCGGTTCTGCAAATACTGGAGATGGCGCAGTCCCCGCTATCGCGGGATCGGGCAAGCCGAAGCCTGAAAATCATCGAGGACGAAGGCGTACCCGAACTGATGCTTCGCATGATGGAAATCGTCGGGGTGATGGCGGCGGCAAAGGGAGCGGACTTCGAGCAGATGACGGAGAGCGAGCGCCAGATGCTTCTCAGGGACGGGCTGGCGTACATGGGCGGGGCTACGGATACGAACGACCCGTAGCAGTAGCCCGGTGGCGGCATCCGCTGCTCAGGGATCGACAGGGATTTGCGCATATGGATGGCAGTGGCATCAGTCTGAAGCTGAGTACCCGCTGCCATGCCTGCGGGAAGCTACAGGGGCGCTACGACACGATGTTTAATCTGCCGCTCTGTACACCCTGTTCAAGACTGCTGAGGATAATTGAGCAAGAAGATAATGTGACCCGTGGGTCGCATTCTGGAGGAGAAGACATCGATGGCTGAAGGTAAGATCGAACCGATTGACATTGAAAAGATCAAACGGCTGCAAATGCTTCGAGAGCCGTTCCGGCAGAACGAGATCAGCAAGCTGCCCAAGCCCTTCTCTGCGAACGCCGAGAAGGGAAAGTGTAAAGAGTGCGGCGGCTATCACGGGCTGCCCGCGATGCATCTAGATTATGTCGGCCACGCGGCCTTGACAGACAGGCTGCTCCAGGTCGATCCCTTCTGGTTTTGGGAGCCGCTGGCGCTTACCGCCGATGGTCTGCCGCTGCTCGATAAGGATGGCGGGCTATGGATTAAGCTAACCGTGTGCGGTATCACGCGCCTTGGCTATGGCGATGCGCAGGGCAAGACCGGGCCGAACGCCACGAAGGAGCGCATCGGCGATGCCCTGCGTAATGCGGGGATGCGGTTCGGGATGGCGCTCGATCTGTGGCATAAAGGCGATCTGTGGCAGGATCGGGAAGACGCTGGTATCCCGCATACAGACGCAGCGACAGCGCAGCCTACCGCGGAACAATACCTGACCATCGCGAAATACCAGAGAAGCCTGAATGTGAAGCCGGTATTCCCTGCAACGCAGCCAGATGCCGATGCCTGGATAGCCGATTATAAGCAGCAGTATGCAGCGGCTCAGGACGCCAAGGCCAAGGCCGCTGCCGAGAAGACATCGGATAAGGAACCCGATGCTACTCCCGCTGCACAAGCTGGCGGATAGCGGAGAGTTCCGATCTAAGCTGCGCGAGTTCATCCTTCAGAGTGGGCCGCATACGCACGACGGCCTGCTCCGTGGCATCGGTTACAAAGCTGTCGATAGAGCATCCATAAAGCCTGCTCATGGCAAACGCCTGATAAAGATCGGGGATAGACGATCCCGTCTCCCACGCGGCCACCAGTGTCACGCCCACGCCGATAATGTCGGCGACATCCTCGATGCTCATATCTGCCTGCTTGCGGCACCGCTTCAGTTGATCGCCAAGCATGGCATTAAACGATGGCAAGTCCACCGACGATGGGCCATATCCTGCCGCCTGCTCAACCACATGCAGCGGCAGGTTCAGCCCGATGCTTACATGAAGTACCCTATCGCGCCTAGGCTGCCTGCCATCCGGGGAGAGTTCGATCTTGCTCCATCCGCCGCGCGTAAAGGTTGCATCGGGGTTCTTGTTACGTAGGTACTCCTGCACCCTATCGGCGCAGTCCGTCTGCGACCAATCATGATCGGTTCGATATTGCTGGACCCATGCTCCAAAACGCTGTGCTCTTACCAATGATCCCTTCCTTCTCTATCCAGGGACAGATCGCTGTCTACACTCGTTGACCGTCTGCTACAATTCTATATCACTATAGCCGCTCACACCCGCTATCGCAAGTGAAATTCCGTCTACCTGTGCAATATCATTTTGTAGACACTTCTGTATACAAATAGACACTTTCATCGCATCTTCCGGTATAATGAGGCGGTATGCATCCGCAGACGCCAAGGAGACGCACGAATGCCCCAAAAGGTCCGCAACAATATCTTCCTGCTCAGACTGGAGGCCGGTCTTACGCAGGAGCAGCTTGCCCATCGGGTAGGCGTGACAAAATGCCTGATCAGCAAGCTAGAATTAGGCCATCGAAAATCGCATCGAACCGTCAGGGCTATCTCGGCGCTATTCAATACCGATACCAAGTGGCTCACTTCTCCGATCCAGTATCGCGGAAGGAGACGGATAGCCGTATGACAGCCTCCCGCCCCCGCCGCGTAGACTACTCCCAGGAGCCTTCCAATGACTTAGTTCTTGTCGATGACAAGCATCTATTCCCAGCCGAAGGCTCCGTCCCGGCATCCACCGAAGATGTACGCAGGAAGGTTGACTTTGCCAGGCAGCACCTGTCCGTCGCGTACCATGTTATTTCCGAAGTCCACGATAGAAAGGAATATCAGGCGCTAGGCTACTCCACCTGGGCCGCTTTCTGCCAGAAGGAGTTCAACTGGTCGCCACGGCAGGGCTATCGCATGGTCAAGGCCGATGAAGTCAATCGCGTGCTGGATAAAAACAGCCTTCCACCCGTGACGGAGCGCATCGCCCGCGTAGTGGCGGACTTATCGGAAGATGCCATCGTGGTGTGCGCGTTGGAGGCCAGCAAGATCGCCTCCGAAAAGGTCTATGTCGGTAAGGCAATGGCCCATGCTGGCAAAGTCACCGCCCCAATCATGGCGGAGGCCAGGGCGAAGCACTTCCCCGATAGCAGGCCATCCGATTATACGAAGCCTGCGTCGAAGGCTAGAGAGCCTGCAAAGCCATCGGGCCTGGTGCTTAGAAAGGTGGCGATGTCCGCCGATATGTCGGCAATGATCGTGATGTGGGATGAAGGTGGCAAGGAGAGACACCTGAATATCCCTATAAGTGAAGTTCTCCGTTGCTTACCGAAAGGTTAGCCCGTGGATACCGCATCCTTCTTCAGCAGCATCTTCTCGGGATACTCCAATCCCGAGAAACGATGGATCGAACTTAGAATGATGACGCCCGGAAAGAAAGGAATGGATATTCGCTGGTTCCCGATCACGGATACTGGGATCATGTACGCCACGCGCTGCGCCCAGGACAGGTCGGGCACGATGGACGTGTACTATGGCGTCCTGCCCAGGACAAAGACGCACGGCGTCAAGGATAGCGTGGCCGTATCGAGAGTGCTGTTCGCGGAAATCGATGGAGCGTCGGGCGGCATGGATGGAGCCTTGCGATTGCTCTGTACCGCCATCGCGGAGCAGCGCATCAAAAGCCCTTCCCTGATGGTTACGAGCGGCGGAGGCGTTCACACCTACTGGCGCTTAAGCGATACTTGCGTCACGGAGCAGATAGATATGTCGATGCTCCTGAAGCGCCTGTGCGTGGCGATTGGCGGCGTCGAGTGGCACGGACGAACACTAAAGCCCATCAAGGATGGTTCTCCGTTTGCCGATCCCGTATCGACCGATCTTCCGCGCATCCTGCGCGTGCCCGGAACCTGGAACCATAAGCCATCGAGAAACTGCCCGGTACGGATGGTCGATTGGTTCGATGGAGACGCGCCGATAAGTGTGGCCCAGTGGGACGCGCTTTTACCGCCTGGACCATCACTGCCGCCCATGCAGGAGTATGCTCCAGAGCGCGATACCATGACAGGACTGCCACCTAAGACAGAGCAAGAGCTATATACGGGATGGCCCATCGGCCAGCGATGGCAGGCTATCCGAAAGATACTCTACGTAGGCAGGAAGCGCAACCTTAACCTTGATGACCTGGTACGCACCTTTTGTACCAATAATCCCGGTGCAGAGTATCGAGACTTCGATCAGCTAGTTCGCTCCACACTCACCAATGTTTATCCCGATCCCAACTACCTTTAACTTCGCACCGATAGGAGAGAAGCATGTTTATTCGTACCCGCACATCCATCGTGACTTTTGCTGGAGGAACCTTGCTCGTAATCAACGAGCAGCCCGGTTCAGGATGGATGGTCGTTCACTCGGCGGATGGCTCTACCAATATCACGGCCATGGAATTGTTTACATCCCGCGATGGCGCGGATAAGTTCCTGGAAGAAGTGTGGGAAGCCTTCTGCTCAGGCGTGGAGTATCTGGATTTCACACATAGGCCCGACGATCGTGAAATTGCAGCCATCGATCCCACAGCCGCCCAGGTTATCCAGAAAGGCTTCGATAACTGATGATCCCTGTAGAGCAGACCATTCTGAAGCCGCCGCTTGGCAACTGTTATGCAGCTTGTATCGCCAGCATCTTTGAAGTCGATCTTGATGATGTCCCACATTGCACGGAAGAAGAAGGCACGGCTGGCGATAGCTGGATTGAATATGAAGCAAGGCTCAATCGAGAGTTCTTCAATCCACGCGGATTCATGAGCGTCATCATTGACGCGAATGCAGGATGGGTTCCATCCACTTATGCCGTGCTCTCTGCCAAGTCTCCGCGCGGCGATTGGGAACACGCCGTAGTCTGGAACGGAAAGGAAATTGAGTACGACCCACATCCGAAGCGTGATATGGGTGTAGGTGAATGGAAGTGTTGGGTAGTCTTTCTCGCCATTAACCCATCAAGGATGTGGCAGGGCAATGGCTAAGATAGCGACAAAGCCTGAAATGTATGACCTGCTGCGGCGTGGCAGGTTGGGCAATCACTGGCCGCTGATAACGCCATGTGAGGCCGCACAGCTTCATCCGATGACGCATGTGGGTATTAGGTGGACTCACGGCGCAGGAGGCCCGTGCGTGCCCTTAATCTATGCGATGGACCTGGAGGCACAGCTATCGCGGCTGGAAGCAGAAGGCTGGCCCAGAGATGGGTTCTGTATCGGTCAGATCGTAAACGTCGAGCATCACATCACGCTACAGGGCGAAGTGATGCGCTCCATCAGGCACTATGAGATGACCTACAGCCACGTTCAGAAGCCAATGCGGCAGGCATTCCGTGAGCAGACTTTATCTGCTCACGGAATGATGGCTTTGGCCCTGCTGCAAACCTACTGTGATCCCGGCACGCTCGATGACTTCCAGGAATTGTGGGACGAATATCCCGATGCGATTATCGAATTCACGGCCTACCAGATCACGCACGGCAGCACGAAGAAGCGCAATACCGTGATCTGGGAAATGAGAGACTACTGAGAAAGGAAGACGATGGGCGAAGACACTCTTAAGCTGGTATGGCGGCGTGGGCGATGGGTTCCTGATATGCTGGCGGACCGTGCGCTGCTGGTCTACTTTACCGGGAAGTCTTCCGTCACGATGGAAGAATATGATAGCGTGCTTCTCCCTGCCATTGCAGGACGCTATGCGGTACAGACTATAGGGTATCCATCATGACACGGATGACCGTGAAGGCGCTGCAAGACTACCTGAAGAGGCAGGGCTTCGAGCAGCCGCGCGACATTGTGCGGCAGGAGACACGCACACAGCCCAATGCCGCCGAAGCCGAACTTATCACCCGACTGAAGCAGGTCGCTCCACAGGTGCCGCTGCCGCGCTGCCAGGAGCATCCTGAAGGCCAGTGGCACGTTCGGGAAGACGAACGCCTTCGTAACTATCCGAACTGGCGCTGCGATGCCGCGTGGCCCGAAGCAAGGCTTGTCGTGGAAATCGATGGCGATAACCATAGCCACATCAATATGCGCAATCGGGACTGCCTGAAGCGCAACGCCCTGCTGCTGCACGGTTATCTTGTGCTTACCTACACCATCGAACTGCTGCAATCCGACCCTGCCAAGGTTGTATCGGATATTGTGGCCGCGCTCCACTACGAAGGAGTATCGATATGATCTGTGCCGAATGTGGGCAGGATAGACCCGATCCAGAATTCGTAACCAAACACGGCCCTATCGCTAAACGATGCGAAGGGTGCAGGCGCACCATCCAGGCCCGCCAGTCCCAAAGCAATTCCATCAGGGCCGTCTTTCATACTCCTGCCGTTCCCGTGAAGTCGTGCATTCATAACCGGCACGGCTATTGTCGATACTGTGGAGTGTAGCTTCCGGTTTTTCTCAGTAGTTGGAGTAAGTCAGAAGCGATGCTTGTGTCCCGAATGCGACCCGTGGGTCGCATTATCAATGCAGCCGTCAGAGACGGAGAAAGTAATAGCATGGCGATCAAATTAACCGCAGGCGATGAAACTCGCCGCGTCGATACCTTCCTTCTCAACCCGTTTGACATCATCGTGGATGAAGCCAACCGTGGGCGCGTCATCCCGCCGACCGATGACCAGATCAAAGAACTCGCGCTCTCGATGTTACAGAACGGGCAGATACAGCCCGTCGAGTGCAGGCGCGATACAGACAGCCGCCCTGTGCTTGTCCTGGGCTTCACCCGATGCGCCGCCGCACGTCTTATCAGGACTGGCTTCGATACAGGAGAAGGGCTTTACGCCCAGGCTCCAGACTTCAAGCTAAAGGTCAACCTTGTCGATAACAACGATGAAGCCGCCTTCCTTCGCAACATCGCGGAGAACCGCGACCGCAACGCCACTTCCATCATCGATGACATCCACAACTGGCGCAAGCTATCAGATATGTACGGCAAGACCGATGCGGAAATCGCGGCGCTCTACAAATGCAGCACGACGCATATCAGCCGTAACCGAAAGCTGCTGAAGCTAAGTCGGGCCACGCAGATACAGGTCCATCGTGGAGAGTTGACCGTGGCGGCGGCTCTCATTCTCGCGGACGAAGTACCCGAAGCCAGCCATGCCGATGTCATCGAAGCGGTTTTACACGATAAGGGCGCAGTCACCGGCGCGGGCATCACCGATCACCTGCGCAAGCTATCGAGAAAGGCCAAGGCAGAAGCAGAACAACCCGATAACAACCTGCCCGATGCGGTCCTGCGCGACGACCCATCGAAGCCCAAGCCCACCTTTACGCCGAAAGATAAGGACCGCCCGGTATCGATGAAGGAAGTCAAGGCGCTTGCTTCCAAGCTATCTGCCGACAAGGTTAAGATGAACCGCGCCATCGGTAAGTCATTCGATGCGTTCCTGCGCGGCAAGAAGACCATCAATGAAGTACTGCAAGACCTGTACGAAGCAGGCACGGGAGAAACGGAATGAATAAATTTTGGATCATCTGGAACCCGGCGTATCCTGAGCCGCCCAAAAAGCGATACGAAACCAAGGACGAAGCACGGACGGTTGCGGTCAGGATGGCGCAGCAGTTCCCTGGAGAGCAGTTCTTTGTTCTCGAAGCCCTATTAATGGCGGAAATACCCACAGGGCCGATAGTGCAGGCGCTACTGAAAGGCCCGGCATACCGATGAAGTGGGCGTTATACAAAGGCTTCAAGGGCTGCGATTTTCAACGTGTAGGCGAAATTGACATGTGGAACCATGATACATGGCTGAACGGGATTATCAAATTTCTAGCAGATCGCCCCGACATCAATTATATGGCCTGGACATTAGACGATGGCACAAGCTATGTCATTAGGAGACTTCCCTTAACGGAGGCTGGACTATGAAAGACATCGAGATCATACGACCGCAGGATCACGTTGTTGCCTATACGATAGGCGCGGGCAATCTGAAACATGCCGCCATCGAGACGCTGGAAGAGTATAAGCGAACGGTCTACGTGAACCACACTCGCGGCCTGCTGTACTTCTCGGCCGCGATGATGCTCATGGACGAGAAGGTGGGCGCGAAGCTGGCGGATAAGGCGGGAGAGCACGTAGCGGTCTGGAAAGGGCATTACTACGTTCCTGCGGGATGGCTGGTCACTATCGCAAGGCCGGAGCAGCGCGATAGCATCAGGCGGATGTTCCAGAAATTCTATCGGGGTATATTCCCGGATGCCATCGAGGTTCCTGAGTATATATCGCCGCTAGGACTGAGAAGCGCGGGGGCCGTTCAATGAAAGTATGCGAACTGTGCGGCAACGAAGGCGGAAGCGACAGAGAGCGCGGGAAGATCGCAAAAATCGGGCTGTGCGATGCCTGCTCTCCAGACAAACCCACGCCTACCATGGAGCAGCAGGCGGACAAAGCCGACCATCGGATACATGGCAAGTTCGGCAAAAACCGCACCATCGTGACGGGAAACAAGCATCCCGTGGTGAGGCCTGAAGACTTCGGGCCTGAAGACTGATGACTTTTGACGAAATACTGTACGGCCTTGGATGCTACTTCGGGACGCTGCTCATAGGAATATGGGCGGCTACCGAAGGGCTGGATCGGTTTACCGATTGGGTACGAAAATTGAAAGGAAGATCGAGTGAGTGACTTTCAAGAGAAGCTGGAAGAACGCTTCGAGTGCGAGTTCCTAAACGATACCGGAAGCCCGAAGCTGGCCTGGATACTGCAAAGGCTGGACAGCAAGGGCGTTCCGTATCGCGTCGAGCGCAGGGACATCCTGGCTCCGTTGGTAACGGTTCATCGAGAGAACCTATGGCTTGCAAACGCAGTCTTGATGGAAGCCGTTATTTGGCGTGGACAGGTACTCACGATAAAGTTTGTTGACGAGCACCATCCCTACTTTGAAGAAGATGAAGCGCGTCAAAAGCGAGCGATGTTCACGAAGCCTGGGCCTGCTTATGTTATCAGGATCGACCCTGCCTAACCCGGCGGAGATCAATCCGTTCCGGTCGTGCTGCCTCCCGAATAGGCATGGCCTTCATGCCGTCGATAGCGGCCTTGGGGCGCTTGCGGAAGTATTGCTCAGTCGTCGCTAGTCGGGAGTGTCCCATCGTGATCTGCACGGCCTGAGACGGCATCTGCGCCTGATAGTGGGCATAGGTCGCGTAGTTGGATCGTAAGGGATGGCAGGTTATCCGTTCTCCGCGATGGCCTGCCACGCTCTCGATTTCGCGTAGCAGTGCGCGCAGCCCTTCGTCGCCTAAGCGACGGTTCCTATCGACAGTAAGCAGATTGGGATTATGGCACTCTCCACGAGCGGTTCTCCACGCAAGATAGGCGGATCGGATTTCAGGATGCAGTCCAAGCACGCGCGTCTTATCTCCCTTACCATGATGGATCGTGATTTCGTTGGCCCTGATATTGATATGATCCAGGTGCATGTTGAGCAGTTCGCTTCGCCTGATGCCGCTGTAGCAGAGAAGCCTGATGACTAAGGTTGCCATCAGGGACCGTCGTAGTGGATAGATTTTGTTGCAGGCAGAGAGAAGATCGGTCACGGTCTGATCTTCGACATAGCGGCGGTCGGGTTCGGAGCGATCCGGTATCTTCACTGCTGCCACGATGTTTTCCTGCCAATAACGACGGACTACCAGCCATGCGCCAAACGCTCTGAGCGCATTAAAGAAGGTGTTCACGGTCGTCTTGCAGATGGGCCTGCCGTCATCGGTCTTACGGGCGTTCAGGTAGTCGAGAAAGTCGTACAGCGTGCTCTCCGTGACAGCATCGAGCGTGGCTCCATCGCCAGCCCATCGAACGAAGATGCGGAGCCGGTTCTGGTAGCTCTTGATAGTGGTCTTGGATTTACCTTCGACGCTCGACATGGCTTCCACATATCGGGTGAGCAGGTGAGTGAGGGAATTGGATGGTGCAGGCATATTTCTCTCCTAGAAAGGATTTCCTATGCCGACCGAAGGCATCGACTTTGAATGGGTCAACACACCGGGATACAGTTGGTATCAGGTTGCCGGGAAACCATTGCACGCAGTCTTCAAACACATCAGCAAATCAGCCTGCGGTATTAGGAGAAGCGTATGGTCGCCCGACTTTTTCAATGTCGATAAATGTAAGCGGTGCGAAAAAGCCTTGAAGAAAATGGTTCAGCCGAAATAGGTACTTACACCCGGCAGAGAGCGCAGGAGAGGCATTTTGGGGCATCGATGGAAGGTGTGAACAGGTTCAAGCAGTATGAAAACGGCTATCCATTCCACCGATTTTCGGTGTGAACGAAGTGCTCTACCACTGAGCCAACCGCCCAAACGACGCCGATACCATTGCTCCTGAACTCAAGCCGGGTGATGGAAAGAGTATAATACAAAACTCCTGCCGGTACAAGTAGACACTTATACCATGGAGAAAGGATGTGGTTAATGGAAAAAGTTCCTACCTTTCTTAACGGCGTATGCGTCGAGGCAAAGCCAGGCTTCTTTATGCCATTCGTATACGCGATGGTCGAAAGAACATGGTTCGACGCAGAAGGATACGAATGGGTAGAAGTAGGGCATGGCGTATCCCGAATGTCCATACCTCCATCCAAGCTACAGGTGTATCCAGGGAGAAAGAGCAATGTCCGATAAAAGAGTAGGTCCAGGCGCAATTAGGCCTGACGATGAAAGCAAGTTCCCGATATTTCAGCCTAAGATTACACGGGATATACTACCAGTATTCAGCCTGAAGGCAGAGTTCGATAACTATATCGGTAAACCAGTTGACCAGGGACCATCGAACAACTGTGTGGCAAACCAGCTATCCATCCATCTCGATCACCTGCGACACAGGCTAGGCCTTCCAGTCGATAATCCTGCCAACCGTTCGCTGCCATCACGGATGCTGTCTTGGTATGATGCTCGACTTCGTGGAGGCGGCACAGCCAGGACGAAGCAGAATTCTGGTGTAGCTGTGGCAGACGCAATCACTTCGGCGCAGCAAATAGGGCTGTGCTCCGAAGTGTACTACGGCTACACGAAGGCTCACTGGTACTCGACGCCCGACAAATCTGCCCTGGCGGAAGCCGCAAAGCACAAGGTCATAGAAGCGTCCTGCCTTACCGTGAAGCGAGCGCCCGATGGCAATTCTTACGTGATCGAAGACATGGAAGCCTGCATCGCTTCGGGCCACAGCTTCGTCTTCGGTATCATCTACTACGACAATATGCACACGGATCGGAACGGCGTGCTACCGATGCCACCCGCCGATAAGCTAGGCTTCATCTATGATAGTCACGCGCTCTGCGCCATTGGATATGATCGGGTGAAGCAGCAGTTCTTGTGCAGGAACTGCAAAGGTCCGAATTGGGGCTATATCAAGGGAGACGTACTGATACCCTACGCCATAATGAAGCATCCGCTGATGGTCTTCGACGCCTGGACGGCTACATCGATCAGCGGATAGTGTGACCCGTGGGTCGCATTTTTAAGGAGAGAGAATGAAAATATACTTTCATGTGGGCGAAGATGGGATGTGGGTAGAAGGTAAAAACCCATACGATGATCCTGAAAGCGCGCACTATGTTAAAGATAATCCCTGGCCCAGAAGAGAATTCGAGTTCGCGGAACTTACCGAAGAAGAGATGTCGGACTATCGTCGCGTGATCTCGGAATTGGCAGCCTGGGAAGACAAGCTATCAAAGATAATGCAGGTGGAAAAGCCATGACACTAAGAGAAACCCTGCTCGAAAGCGTGCCGGAAGACCTGGACGCATTTCTCGATGGCATAGCCCTGGAGTTCAACTACACGACAGTTACCAATACCATCGGAATGCCAGCAACGATACTGACACTTTCCTTACATCCAGATGATCTTCATAAGAGCATCATTAAAATGGAGGAGTATGGATACATTCAAGACAATCGGAACAGGATTGTCGTAAATCGTCAAGGAAACCTTGTGGCTTCGTTTACATATATCCCAAAAGAAACGCGACCGATGCATGACGCGGAGTTAATGAAGAATGACGCGTAAAGAATATCGATCTGCTTCTGTCGAAGAAAAGATGCTCACAGACTTCGAACGCCATCGTGTCATGCACGCACAGAAGCAGGTGCTCTGCTCTCGATACTTCGACACAGCCTATGGCATCTATAAGATAAAAACGTGCCTAACGGAGTATCGATGCTACGAGTGTGATCCGTATGGCTGCTTCTGGATCATCGAGTTTCCGAAGTTCAGTAAGCAGGAAGGCAATGGACCTGATTTTGTCCTAGCATTCACCGAGAACACTCTGAACGACCTGATCTACCAGGCGTCACACGATGGGAACTCCTGGCATAGTACATTACCTGCCTGCCCACATTTGGAGGCGTTTCTGCTGTCACTGTGCCAGGAAGAACCGCTCGACCTTACTGCACCGTCCTGCCGGTATCCAGTGTTAGTCGGAATTTCGGCACATCACTTTCCTGCCAGCAAACTGCTGCGTATCCGCCTTCCAGCGCCACAATTGCGGGAGCCTGCATCATGGTAGGCACTAAGGTCATGGCCGATGCCATCTGCCGCCAGGTCTTCCCACGGTCGCCGCTCCAGGCCAGCCGGGAAGTTCTGGCGGTCGTATCGTAGAGCAGCATGATAAGGCTTCCCGCGCCTCCGCGCACCATTCCCACGCACTTACCCGATAGAGTCGTCACGCTCGTCAGCACCGTATTATTGACCACAAGGCCAGCCGTGACGGTAGATGCCGGATAACCTGTAGTGAAGGCCGTATGCACTTCACTGCCGAAGTTCCAGGCCATCGCCCATCCCGACTTCAGGAACGCGATTCCCGCAAAGAGTTCCGTAGGCTCCCCACCACTGCCGATGACCGTCTCCGTGACCCATGACGCGCCCTTGTTATCCCGAAGCTGCGCGAAGAAGGGAGCGCTATCGCCTCCGCTTGCATTCACATAGCAGGCTGCGGTCAAGCCCTGCCCAAAGTCGCTGCTCTCGAAAGCTGCTCCCTCCGTCGTGGGCGTCCAGGTATCGCCATTGTCATCCGATACCCACAGCTTTCCCGATCCCGTGGACGTGTCCAGGGCCGCGATGTAGCATCGGGATGTGTGGATAAATGTCACGGCGACGTGCGCGGCGTTCGCCGTCATCAGGGTTTGCGTGGCAAGCCAGCCATCGGTCGGATGCCCGATATGGCCTTTTATGCTGCGATGGCGGGCTACCTTTAGCGCGCCCGCATCGTTGATCCAGGCGAAGACCACGGTATCCTTGAAGCTGCTTACGCTTCGGTTACGAAGCGCGGGATCGACAGCCATGCCGGTTAAGGCATAAAACTCTCCCGGTCCCATGATACGGTTCCCGATCTGGCTTCTGGTATCGGAAAAGTTAGTATCGGGAGGATTGACCTTCACTCCATAGTCGAGAAAATAATCGGATTGCGGCCCGTCAGGCCGATGGCTCTTGATGGGCGATGCCATGATTTCCGCGAAGGTAGGCGTATAATCGAGGAGTTCGACCTTCGTGACATACCACCACTCCACGCCATCGGAAATGGCAAGCGCCATCAGCCCCAGGTTGCCCGTGGGATAGATCGGATAGCAGATACCGCTCCTGCCGTAGCCGTCCGTGATGCGCACCCTGCCCTGCCCTGCGTTGGCATAATAGGGAGTGACATCGTGGATAGCGCCATTGGCAAAGCCGTAGATAGATAGCGGTCTGTTATTATCGACCCAGGCGTCCACGATCCAGGACGTGCTATCGCCAGGCCGGTTACTGCTGGTGCCATAGAATACTTCTCCAGGACTGTCAGGTCCGAGAAGAAGCACGGCGTAGGTCGGCATCAGGGCGTTAAAGGCAGAGAGCGAGGAGGCGTTGGGCGTAAAGCGCTGCTTGATGGACAGTCCTGCATACCAGCGCCACTCAAAGTCGGACCTATCAAGAATGTACTCCTGTAGAGAACTATTGCCCCACGCATCGAACGTTCCGCAGTTGATGGGATCGTAGATCGGGTTTTTGATATAGGTGCCTATCAGTATTTGGCAGGCATCCATGTTCATGCCTGTATTTGTGAATGAGAAGGCTCCATTCTTATCGGTGGTGGCGTGCGATAGGGATGTAGTCTGATAGACGCACTCATCGACGCCTCCGGGAACTCCCGCGCCGCCGCATATCTTGACGACAAAAGGGTCGGAGTAGGAGAACCAGAAAGCGGTTAGCGGAATGCCGGTCAGATTATTGTGAAAGAAGTCTGGACCGCTCGGTGCCATGTGCGTAATGTTACGCAGCTTGCCCGATATACTCCAGTTCTGCGCGATGCCGCTATGGTACTTGGAGGCTGCGCAGGCGGAAGCATCGTACTTTGCGGCCATGGCAAGATCGCCCGCCACGGGATCAGGCTCATTCAGGATATAGTAAGGCGCGACGGCAAACCCATCGACGGCAGCCGATCCCTGATCCTCTATCGAGAGGTGGTAGTTCGTGATGGCGATAGTATCGCTCGATGCATCGGCAGGGCCATCGGGATCGAAGGAGAAGGCTCCGCCTGCTACCCCGATGTAATCCACGCCGATGCGGGCGTCATCGAAGAGAGAGAAGAAGGGCTGCATCGACAGGGCTTCCACGGAAGGCAGGAAGCTGTCGGGTATCTCTGCTCTCGATAGGATCAGGCTGCCATCAGCCGCCGTGGAGGGATCGGCGACTTCCGCCCTGGAAAGATAGAGCGGGCCGTCCGAGGGCGAGCCATCGATGAATATCTGGATGGGCGCGACGACGGTATCCAGGGACAGGTCATCGACCCACAGCACGTTCGACATGCTTGAGATAGCGATGGCAAATCCCGCGTAGCCCGCGCCGGTGACGGTATAGTCTGTCGCCACGATGCAGTCCTGGATACTGCTCTGCCACGCGCCTGAATTGTCGAGCCAATGCCCATCGGACTGTCTCTGAACGCGGCCCGTTATCAGGTGAAGATTGGTTTCCAGTTCCAGGATGTAGTGTTCGGGAACGGTAAAGAAATCCGTGCTATCGACATGACCCAGGCCCAGGCCAGCCCCCAGGCTTATCTCGTCCATCTGGAGACGGCCAAGAACGAAGTCGATATAGAGACGATAACCTACCAGCGTGCCATTGCTGATGGTGGGCGTGGTCATGCGGTTGTAGGCCATTGCCGCCGCAACGCCGCCTACCAGCGCCTCCGCGCCCACGTAGAGCCGCGCCACGCTGTTTCCGCCATTGCCATCGTCCGCGCCATTGAAGTAGCAGACGGCGGCATTCAGGCCACCCGTGACAGCAGCCACGACGCTGTTGGGACTTGTCTGAGCGTGCGTGGCCGATGTCTGGTAGGTTCCCGCCGCCGTGATGGTGGAAGGGAGCGTGGGCGCGGTTACGCCATCAAAATCTTCCGTGAAGACGTTAGACATCGATTATGGGCAATGCACGCTATAGTCGAGGGTGATGGACGTACCCGGCGCTTTTACTCCCAGGTTCTGTATGGTACGGGCAAGCATCGTGCTTGCGCTCGCCACGAAACCGTTGAACACCGCGCCTTCCTTGATGCCCGTGGCCCACTCCGCCTGCCCAGGACCGAAGACCGCCTCCCACTTGCAGACCTGCCCTGTGATGGAGGGGAAGGTGGCCGAAACCGGCACGCGGAAGCGGTTGCCCTTGGCGGTCGTTCCGGTTCCTGCCCCCACGCCAACGCCCACCGATCCGACAAGTCCGATGGTCGTTCCGGTTGGCACGGTTATCACCCAGGTTCCATTCGCCGATGTATTTACCAGGTGGCCGTCAACGGTGATGGTATCGCCTGCGGTATAGCCATGCGCCGCCGATGTGGTCAGCACTATCGGGCTGGCGTTGGTACTCGATGCGATATTCACCGTGGCGGCGAGCGCGCCTTGCAGGTCGGTCATCGTGGCGGCGGTGGCCGTGTTGTCGTCTCCCACTCCGAAGTAGCTGTGGGTGTTATCGAAGGGCGTGCCTCCCGCGCCTATCAGCAGGTTCAGCCAGGCAAGTCCGCCGCCATTGACGATGCTGTTCTCGCCCGTGAAAACCTTGTAAGGCTTTGCCTCCCGCTCTCCCGTCACGGGATCGTGCCGGTAGTGCTTCGCCGTGAAGACGCCGTGCAGCATCTTACGGCTTTTAAGAAAGGCGTTCATTTCTCTTTGTGTATAGGTTCGCACTTTATGCTCCTGTCTGTCGTCGGGCCACGAAGTAGGTATCGAGAATAGGGCTGGCTCCATCGTATGCGCGATGCCGCGCCCTGGTGATGTAGAATTTAGCGGGTATGAGGCCGGTATAGGCGTGCCATATCAGCACGGACTGGCCCATCCGAAGCTGAGGCAGATGCGGCAGCGTCGCGCTTGCGATCTGCGTGGGAAGGGAAGTCAAGACCTGGATGCCGTCGGCCACGCCGGACAGGTATCCCTGATCGCCCCACCGCTCCGACTGGATGTAGCAGGAGCGATTATATCCGATGGCTTCCTTGACGGACGGCCCGTTATCCCGATGCTCGATCAGCAGTTCGTTGGTGATCCAGTCCTGTCCAGCGGCGGTCAATTCTCCGCGCAGGTTGGTGATGGAGTTGGTCACGCGCAGGTTCGAGGGGATCGTGATCCAGGCGACTTCCGGGTAAGCATCCTGCGCGTCAAAGCTGTTGCGGTCGGTGAAGCCGTAGACGGGCTGTTGGCTATCGGGATCGAAGGGTTCAATGATAAGGTTGCTGTCCGCATCGAAGCCCATATAGTAGGGCGCGAGACGGACCGGAGTTCCGAAGTCGTAGACCACTTCGGCCAAGTCCTGCACGATGGATTGCAGGGCGCTTATCGGGCTGGTGGTGGCGGGCCACACGGTTATCGGCTGATCGCCGGTTCCTTCGGGCAGGATGGGCCAGTGGCCCGCATAGTCGTCTCCCGCCTTGCCGTAGGGAGCGTTCGTGCCGGGAGCGCCGGGAGGCACGTAGATGCCATCGGTGGATTGGGCATCGGGCAGAAGCCCCAGGTATCGGTCGTGGATGCCGCCGCGATGCGCCCAGTACCGGATGCCGGAGAACGCGGCCCACCCATCCTGAACGACTTCGATGCCGCTGATGACGGGTTCTTCCGAGGAGCCGCCCAGGAAGACCATCCTATCGACTCCCATGGCCTTTAGATCGTTGATGCCGGCGGAGGGGTTCTCATAGCAGAAGCCATCTTCTCCTATGCCCACGATGTATTCGCCATGCTTTATCAGGGTTGCGCCACCATCGTTGCTGGTACTTACGACGCAGGCCAGGTTCCCCGCCGCTCCGATGTACTGGTTGCCGTCGTTGTTTGCCACGATGTCCGTTAAGACGCTGCCGAACATGCGCCGATTATCGTCAAGCTGATGCTCTACCGTGACGCCCGAGAGCCGCAGGAAGACGGTCGTGATGGAGTTCAGGCCATCGGTAACGCCATCGGTAAAGTCGGGGGGAACGATAAGCTGAGACGCGGCCCATCGGAAAGGCTCGAAGCTGCCAAGCCCTTCCCCCGCGTCATCGAGCGATCCCTGGGAAGTCCAGCCGATATTACCATCGGCGGGCGTTACGGTATGGGAGTAGGTCTGACCATCCTGATGACTCATAAGGCCGGGGCTAACCCACGCGGCTGCGGCCTGCGGATGGTCGTATCCGATCTTATGGACGCGCTCGACTTCGATGCTACCGCCTCGCGTGGGCATGTAGGCGAAGCTGGCCCATCCATTCTGCCCATGCAGCCGTATGCGGCCCGTGGAGGGCAGCCAGGTACCCTGCGGGTTATTCTGTGTCCAGGTATCGGAAGGCTGCACCCGAAACTGATGGCCTTCACTCGTCTCGATGATACAGAGGCCCTTCGTCTTAATCGGCTTGATGTAGACCGCCACGACATCGGACTTGGCGAAGTGCAGGTCTGCGGGCGTTGCGCCCTTCTCCTGCTCGACGTTTTTCCAGGTTGCGCCGCTATCTTCGGTAAAGCGCACGCGCACGGGCTGCGCGAAGGCAAAGAGTATCTCGATATTGCGTGCCTGCCCCGCCGCCAGTTCGATGCGCTTGTAACAGTTGTCGGATGTCGCGATGACAGCCGGAGGGCAGGGGCCTGCCATGAGCGCGATAGTGGCCGTCTCGATGCCGGTATCGAAGCTGTCATCGGCCAGAAGATCGTAGCCGCCGCCCGCCGAGCCATCGTTGCAGAAGATAGCGGGTACATCGTAGATAGGCATCCGATAGTTGTCGTCTGCCGTGCCCGATGATTTTGTGAAGTGCCTCCCAGAAGCCGGATTATCATGCAGGTAAGTTCCCGTTCCAAGGAACTGCTCCGGCGCAAAGATCATGCCTGCTGTCGGGCTATAGCGTCCTGAGCCAAGCGTCGGTCCGCTCTTGTACTGCACGTCCTGGGCAAGCGTGGTGAGCACTAGCGGTGGCTTATTTAGATAGCTATAGCGTATCGCCGGTCCCTGGAGAGCGGCTGTGGCGTGTCCTACGAGTTCTCCTGGCATCAGCCCGTTACTCCATGCCCCGCGCGATTATCGAGCCGGTTGTACTGCAAGCCTGCATCGAGCCTTCCGCGCTGCTCATGGATAAGCGGCCCTGAGCCTGGGTTCCCTCCGCCATTCGCAGATAGAGCGCGGGTAAGCGCATTGAGAGCCTGCACTAATCCAGCGTTAGCATCGCTATGGCCCGATAAGGCATTACCCATCGCGGAGCCATGACCATAGGCGTTCATCGCCGTGCCTGGATCGAAGCCTGGACCCGCAAACTGATCGAACCAGTTGTGCGCGGAGTTGCGATGCGCGCCCGAAGCGTAGCCAAGGTCCATCCGTGGATTACCTGACCTGGATAGGAATAGCCTTGTCATCGCCATGCTGTCATATCTGCCACGGAAAGAAGGCATCCCGGCGCTGCTGCCCACGATGCGATTGACGCCGCCCCGCGCAAACTGCCCCAGGTCGCTTGCCTGCTGCTCTTCCAGCCCGTATATCTGCGCGACTTGCTGCTGCTGCTCTTCTTCCGATAGATCGCCCGCCGCCATGAGCGATCGATAGCGCCCGATGCGCTCCTGCAAATAGCCGCCGCGCATCGAGAGCCTGCCAGCCGCCCGCGCCATGCCGGAGCCGGGAGAGAAGGGAAGGCTCTGCGCCATCTTCTCCGCGTGCTCCAGACCCATCATCGGGATGTTATAGCGCGTGATGTCGTACTGCGAATAGGCGGCTGCCTGCGCCGCTCTGCGCTTCGTATTCAGATCACCCCAAATTGGGCTGTCGGCTTCCACGCCCGCATCGGCATATTCCCGCGCCGCCTGCCCTACCGCGCCAAGCATCGCCATGCCGGAGCCACGCACCTGATTACCGGCGTTCTTGTAGCGCATGTTAATGCCGGTTTCAAGTGCGTCCCATTGGGTCGCATCCGTCTCGCTCTCGATAGCAATCCTACGACGCTTGATACGCTGCTCCTGATCGTAGGTTAGCCCACCTTTCGCCTGCTCTGCGGCCAAGCCAGAGTCTTCATCGTGGAGAGAAGATGTGAGAGCCTGTGACGCTGCGCGATAGCTGGAAATGCCGCCACGACGCGCCGCCCTGCTAAGGCCAAGGCCAGCCGCGCCTTCGGCCAGACCCGCCGTATCGGAAGCGCGGCCAAGGCCGATGTCGCGCAGGCTAATCTGCTCTGCAATGTCCTGACGGTTTATCGTATTGATCGCGTCATCGATGCCTAGCTTCTGCTCGTAGGAGACGCCGCCACGCTGCGCTATCAGGCCAGCCGCCGTTCCCATCCTGGCGCTTCTCATGGCAGAGAACGCAGACGATATATCTCCCATCGATCCGTACTGCGTGGCGCGATAGGCTCCGGTTTCTAGCGCGCCCATTCCTGTAGCGCGTTCGTGCTGATAGCGCCCAAGCGCCTGATCCGCGATCTGGTAGGGCATCTGCATACGCTTTGTTTCCGCATCGACCTGAGAGTTCTCAGCCGCCCTGATTTCTGCCTGTGAGTAGCCACCTTCCCGCATCCTGCGAATGTTTTCCGCCTGGGCGCTGATGTCTGCATCCATGGCCGACACGACCGTGGATGTAATGCCACGCAGTGCCGCGCTATTTCCGGTGAGCATTACTCCTGCCATACGCCTGCCGCTGGTAGCATACCCGTATCCCACTTCCGCACGGGCATCGGCATTGTAGGCTTCTGTTTTATAGCGACGGGCCTGAAGCTGGCCGGTATAGACGCTCTCCTTCTCCGCGAGAAGATCGGCATACTGCTGCGAAGTCGTGCCACCTGGCATGTTGGCGATCGCTCTCATTTCATCGGATATGTCGCCAACGCGGGTCATCATCGTGCTGTCAAGATCGCTCAAGGCGCTCTCTGCATCCGATGCCCTGCCGCCATTTAGCAGCGCTCGATTAGCGCGAGACTGATAGACCGTGGACATCGTAGACCGCTGCTTCGACCGATGACCGCCTTGCATCAGCATCTTGTAGTTATCGAGCCATGCCTGCTGCTGGCTGTCGCTGATTTCTCCAGGCGCAAAGGACTGAAGGTAGTCGCCCGGTCCCATCGTCAGGAACTTTTCGGCTTCATTGTAATCAGTCGATGGGCCAAGGGCGGCTCGGCGATACGATCCCATCGTGCGCTCGATGTCGATGGAAGTTCTCCCTGGCGCGAAGGTCCGGCTCAGTTCACCCATCGTCGGTTTGTCACCAGCCTGCATCGATAGACTAACCAACTGATTGCGGTACTTCTCGATAGCCGCCTGGTCGGGCATCAGGGAGCCTGTGGGATCGCCCTGCTGAAGCCACGCCTTGACCATAGGGCCAAGCATCGGGATAGCCTGGGTCACGTTGTAGAGTGATCCACCTACCTGACCGCCGAAATTGTTCTGATACTCAGGATGCCATGCATTGCCCGCCGTGGCAGACTGCCGCTCCAGTTCGGCTCCGCTGTATCCAAGCGCAGTCAGCCCTGCATTTCCCATCAATCGCTGAGAGCGCCCGTACTGCCCTGCCAAACTGGCTTCTACCGCCATCGAACCTACCTGAGAGCCTACCGATGCTCCGATCAGACCAGAAAACGGACCAAATAGACCGCCAATCGAGGCTCCTAACACGCCTCCTACTAGCTGACCGCCGACGCCAGCCATCGCCATATCATCCCGACGGCCTGTAATCTGTTCCTGAGCCTGTACGTGTAGATACTCAGCAGCTGATTGCCCGATTGCATACATGGCACCACGGCCTGCTGAGTAAGCGTATCTGCCGCCAGGCGTCTTTGAAAATCTTCTAAGGCGGCGCATAGGCTGATTGGCGAAGCTGTCAATATCACCAGGGTCGATCCCATCGTCCATTGCCTGCTGCCAGTCGTTATAATCGTCGGCCATGCCATCGGGAGCATTTTCGATCTTGCCGGTATTCAGGTTGTACGATGGCGCGTGGGATCGCTTGGCATCCTGACGCGCCCTTCTGCCAAGACGGTTGATACGGATAGAGTTATCGCGCACATCTGCTTCGGCCTGTAGCAAGTCGCTTTCATCTACTTCGGAAGGAAGTGTCGAGGCTGTGGCGTTGTTGACATTAGCCACACGCCGCGCCGTGCGATAGCCAGCGCGCATCGTAGAGCGGCCTACCTGCATCGTCTGATAAGACTGCTCCGCAGTAGCAAGAGCAATAGGGTCATCGGGATCGACGGCATTACCTGTACGGATGTTCAGGCGGTCAGCACGGGCGCTGTTCCTGACATTTCTGATGGCTTCCGACTGCGATGCCTTGCCGACTACGTAATCGGTTTCCGTGGAATAGACGGCCTTGCGGCCCATGCCTTCGTCTACATCAACATTATGCGCCTGAAGCGTCCTGACCTTGCGCGTATGCCGAAGCGATGCCCAGGAGCCTCTTCGCATCTTGCGCTCTTTAAAAGGCTGGCCTTCTCCATCATCGTCTTCGTCATCGCCGCTGTCGCTTCCGCCGCCGCCTCCTCCTCCGCCAGATGATCCGCCGCCGCCTATTCCTCTGAAAACTCTTGAACCCGCTCCAGCAGAGGGAGGCACGAATGATGGAAAATCGGTCCTATCTGTACGAATACGATAGCGAGGTATCGAAGAAGGAGTTTCAGGAAGTGTGCTGTAGGCCATTCCTTCTGATCCTACCATAGTTTCCGCTGCACCGGATACGCGCTGCGATGTACTAGGAGAGCCTGCCGTGGCATTGCTGACGGGAGGCGTGGGAATACGAACATCGGAGGCGGAAGACACGCCTGCGACCGCCGCGCCCGTGGCCCGGTGGGTGATCTGCGGCATAACGCCGGGATTTGTGGGAGCGCCGCCACGACGCGCAGGAGACGATGTGGAAAGCGATGCCACGCCTGCGGCAGAAGGAGAGCCAGTTCCAGGACCGGTAGACCCCGCGCTATGGTTTGTCTCTAGCCCGACATTGATATTTGATAGGCTGCGCCGAAGATCATCAGAGCGTTTCTGAAGCGATGATAAAATACCGAAAGCTGCTTCGGCCTTTAGATCAATTTCAGAGGTTATTACTGCATCGGGCATAGTAGTCTCCCGTCTACTTGTATCAATGGTATCAGCAGCGTTATAATCGATGTATGAAAACCATCATTAAAATTGCTATCGGAGTTGCCGCAGGCCTGACAATATTTGCGATTGCTACTTTCATGGTTTTGTTTGGTGGGTTGCTCGCCATGAAGAACGGACTTAGCAATAAGCAG